TTATGCGGATCGATTCGCTTTGGACGCCCGACCGGAGTTCGACGCCTGGCGGACTGGACTTGCTTGTTCCCATTTTGCTACCCATTCTTCTACAGCCGGCAAGTTGATCCACAGCCGACCATCCACAATTTTGCATTGATTGCCGTCGAGCCACTTGCCGGCCTTGCGGCGGGCCTGGACAGAATCGACGGAATCACCTGATATTTCGACGTAGCGCTCCAGCTTCACCCAGGCCAGAGGCTGGCGCTCTGCCTCTGCCTTGGCGGCCGCCGCGCGCGCATTGCGCTCGATGGTTTCGACCAGCTTGGCCACCATGTCGTGCTCGCCCATGTTCATGGCGCGCTCCCTGTCGCCACGTCAGCAGCGCGTTCCAGGGCGGCTTGCTCGCGGCCAGCAGCAACCAGTACGCGGAACACGTCGCTGTTGCGCAGCAGCGCGCCCGGCTCATTCAAGCCCCACAGGACGGGCAGCGCCGAGATTTGATCCATCAGCCGCCCGATGATCGGCTGAGGCGCAGCAGCTGGCAGCGGAGAATGCTTCGGCTTGGCCGCCTGCTTGGCGCGGATTGCCTCGACCTTCGTCCAGATCCTGCCCAGCTCCGTCTCGCCGGCGGCGTGCATGTCAATGCCTTGGGTTAGGCACAGGGCGGCCAGCGTGACCATGACGCCGCCGACTTCCTGGGGGCGCTCGCCGACTGGGCGGCCGAAGACATAGCCGACCAGCTGGTGCGCCTCGCTGGCCGTGCAGCCGCATGCCTGTACCAGTTCCAGCGATTCCTCCAGAAAGCGGTGATTGCGCTCGGCGCCGTCAGCGGAGATTTCGGCGCCGAAGCACGCCATCATCCAGGGCTGCACGCGGCTCTGGAATGAATCGGCGGGCGTTGCGCGGACAGGTGGATTGCGTTGCTCGTTGTTGATCATTCAGCTTGCTCCAAAAAGGTTATATCGTTGGGTTGGCGCGGCGTCGCGTCGCCCATCAGGTAGATCACGGAAGACACGCCGCCGCCCAGCACTTGGGCGCCCATGGCGCGCAAGTGGTGCTGCTTGCCCTCGAACAGCACGGGCTGGCAGGTGTGGATCGCGCGCAGCACGGCGCGGTCCAGCTTGTAGGCGGCATCCGCCGGAGTTTCCGGCTGCGGCGCCGGGCTGCGGCTATTCACGTCGCCGCCGGCGCTGGGCGGACGAAGTACGCCACGGGACCATCGTCCTCGGTGTCGAAGATGGCCAGCAGGAACCAGTCTGCGCCGGCTGGCGTGGTGGGCTGCCACTCCTTCAGTGCGTCGGTATCGTCGTCCAAGTAGCGCCCGCAAAGCGGTGCGGCATCGATCTCCATCCAGACGCGGGTGACTTCGACGCCGCATTCCGCCAACCAGGCGCTGAAAGCTACGGCGCTGTCATCGTCCGGCGAGTTGGCCAGGGCAGGGTGGAAGTAGCTGCCATCCTCACGGCGCTCGACTTGCACGGCTTCGATTAGTGTTTTCATATTTACCTTTCAGGTTGTCGCGGCCAGGACGCCCTCGAGGGTAGCCGCCACGTAAATCAGGATCAGGGCCGCCGCCACGCGCGCGGCGCCAGGGCTGCGCTCGTTGTTCGGCACTTCGTCGTCATCGGTCATGCAGCCTCCGTGGTGGGCATCTTGATGCCGCGCCAAGCGTAGAAAGCTGGCCTGTCATCAGGCGAGATCCGCATGCGGTCTTCGCCGAACGTAAAGGTGGCGTCGTGCTGCGCCCCTGGAAACCGGAAGTAGAGGATCGCCTGGGCATGTCCTAGCCTGTCCGGCCCCTGCAGCGGCGCGCGGCTTACCCATATGATGCTGATCGTGCAGTCTGGATAGGTGACCGCAAAGAACTCGATCAGGGCCGCCTGGGCTGCCTTTTGCGCGCGCCGCTCGACAAACTCCCCCATCACGCAGCTGTGGCTGCAGTAGACGGCATCGCCATCGGTGACAACTTCCAGGTGCTCGTGCTCTTCTCCTTCACCCTCGGCTTCTTGCTGCATGTCGTCGTTGACGCGCCGGCTGCAGTGGTGGCACTCGAACCACCAGCCATGCTCAATCAGCACGGTCTTCGGTACCGGGCCGGGCGCGTACTGATCGAACAGCGGGCGGCGGTTGCAGGATTCGACTTCGTTGAAGGAGCAGTCCAGCTCATTCCCACCTTCGCGCCGTGCTGTAGCGCTGTTGGTGGCAAAGGTAATGACGCAATGGCCCTCGCCAGGCTCGCGCACTTCGTAGGCAAGCAGGTGCTTCATGGCATCGCCACGCCAGCTGGCACATCGAAGAAACCCAGCATTCCTTTCAGCGGCACGAACGGTGCCGGCTTTGCACCGATCAGCACAAAGCCATGCGAGCCGAAGAACCAGGGCGACTTGGACCTGGTGACGCAATCGGTGATGGCGGCCACGCCGACGATGCCGCCGCGCTCCAGTTGCTCGAAGGCCGGCAGCTTGATGTGCTGCAGCTGCTCGTCAAGCGCGAGCATCAGGTCGACGTCGTCGTATTCTGCGCGTGTCATGCCCTTGCTGGCGTGAACCAAGAACTCTCCGCGAAACCGGGTCGGCCAGCTGCGATTCTCGATGTCCTTGTAGCCGTTGACGATCAGCCATGCCCAGGGCTGGCGAATTGAAAGTGCTTTCATGATAATATTGCCCTATGAAAAATCAAACATGGACGAACATTCTTCTCGGCATATTTTTTGCAATTGGATGTACATTTCTTTTTGCTGCGATGCGGGTAGCTTTGACCGACACGAGTTCGATATACGGCAAGGCTGAGATAGCGTATTGGGCTCAGGCGATATTTGCGTTTTTTACTATCTTTCTGGCGCTCTATGTGGTGCGTTTGCAAGGTGATCATGCCGCTCAACTTATGATCAAGGCGGATGAGCGAACTCTGCGCCGCAAAATTGATAGCGTTGGTGCGGTCCTTGATGAGGCATGTAGGCAGATCACAGCGATTGGCAATGAAGTAAAGGGCATCGAGCTGATTGCCAGGAAGAAGGAGAAAGCCATGCCCATCCTTCCGCAGGATGACAGGATTTATGCGGTGATTGCACTTAGCAATTACCAAGGGATTCCCCAATTTGCGAATGCGCTCCGCTTGATTGATCAGATTCCAATGCATGAAATGGGATCCCAAGAGCTGGTTCAGACAGTTCTTAGAATTCGCGATGCTTTGGCGACACTTGATCAGCACCTCCTGCGCGCCTGGGAAGAGGGCGAGCTTAAATTTAGCGCCAGTAGCTTGTGGAATAGCGCAAATATTTGGCCAGAGGTAGCGCGACTGGCCAAGCAGGACTTCGATACCGCTGCTAAGGCAATTTTTTCTTAGCATGATTGATCAGGTTTTTCGTTAGTTACTATTTCACGGGTCCCATTCAATTGCATAGGCCCCGCTACCGAGCCCTCCATCGCCTTAAGCATCAGCGCCGGCCGCTGCTGTCGGACAGGGGCATCGCCCGTTGCCGGCCGTGGGCTCGGTTCCATGATTTCAACGGCGGCTACTAGGAGCAGGTCGGCGGATTGTGAGCCGCCAGGAAGCTCCTTGGCCAGCGTCAGCGCCGATTTAATTGCGCCCTCGGCGGTTTCCGCCATGTGTTCGCGCACGCGGGCAACGGCCGGCTGCACGGTGCTGTCATACAGCTCGTTGAGCACATCGCGATAACGGGCGCGTAGCTTGTACAGATCGGCAGTCAAGTTCACGGCTCGTTCGATCTTCTGCTGGCCGGCAGCAGCCGGGCCCGCTGCTTGCGTCTCCACGTCGGCCTCGCCGCCCAGCACCTCGACCAGGTCGGCTAGCATCTTCGCCAGCTCGCCCGTCATCAGCGCGAAATCGCTGTCGAAGCGCTCGTCGTCGTTGCGAGTGGCGCTTTCCTTGATGATCTCTAGCGGCTTGATGGACTTGATGGCCAGCGACTCGTCTAGCACGAAGCTGATCTTGTCGCTCCAGGTCATGGCCAGGCGGGTGCACTGCTTGCCGGCGGCGATGTGGCGGCGGATATCGTCCGCTTCCAGCGTGTGGCGCTTGTACGCCACCTGGGCCTTGCTCTCGCCCGTGGCGCGCATGATCGCATCCTGGTCGACCGTGAAGCCGGTAGGGGATTCGTCCGCCTGCAGCCATTCCGTCATCGCGCCCACCGGCGAGCGCTGCACACGCAGGCTTTCCAGCGGCAGCTTGTCTACGGATTTGAGCAGCAGCTTGATCACTTCATCGGCCTTGGCCGGGCTGGCCGCGTCTACCACCAGCCAGCCGTTCACCGGGTCAATCCACACGGCCGTGGTGCTGAGGATGGCGAACGCGCGCGGCAGCAGCTCGTCGGTGACGCGCTCTTTCAGTTCCTTCATTGCCTTCTTGCCGGGCGCGAAGCCCTGGGCCTCTTCCATTTCCAGCGCGCGGGCGGCGGCGACCTGGTTGACCACGGTCGACGGCAGCAGCTTCTTCTCGGTTTTCAGCTGCAGCAGGAACTGGTCGCCGACTGCGTGCACCAGCGGCGCGCCGGCGCCGCGCGGCGCGGCCCAGCCCTGGCGCACCAGGTCCATGCTGGTAGCGGGCGTGAACTGCTGCGGCGCCAGCGCCTGCTCGAGCACTGCGGCCGTCATGGCCCAAGAGCCGGGCAAGCGGTAAATCTGGAGGTTCTTGAAAAACATGGCGCTTCCTTATTCTGAGAATACGACGCCGCGCGCGGCACCGAAGGCATACAAAAATTCAATGAACTGCGCGGCTTCCTTCACGTAGAAGTCGCTGGTCTGGACGCCCAACTGAACGATCCGGCGCCCGTCGAAGCTGGGCGTCACGCGCCCGTCGTGGTGCAGCGGCGTGCCGGCCAGGCGCATTTCGTCGGCAAACTCGTCCACCAGCAGCCGCTTCATGTCATCCGCATCCCACTTGCGCCCGATGTGCTCGACCTGCTTGGCGATCTCGCCGATCATCGCGTGATACTTTTCTTCCTGGGCGCGCTTCTTCTTCGGCTCGGAAAACACCACCATCCAGCCGGGCGGCGCGGTCTTGGCAAATTCGACCGCCCGGCGCCGTGCCTCCTCGTGTACGAGGAAGTAGGTCTGTTTCGTCATGGCGGCGCTCCTGCGGCGCGGCGCGCCATCATGCTGGCATCGCCTCGGCCGCCGACTGCTTGACCGCGTCGTATTGCTCGATGCCCCATGCCAGCGCGTAGCAGCACCAGAGGAAGCGGTGCGAGTAATCCTCGCTGTCTACCTCGTAAAAATCGGGGAAAACGCGCTTCCCGTTCCAGACAAAGTCCATTGCCGCGCGGTAGGCTGCGTCGGCGCCATCGTCTGCATGGTCCAGCACTTCGGATTGAAGCTCATTACGTAGGCCATGCCCAAGCTTTCCGGTCAGCCCCCGTTGCTCAATCCAGTCCATGACATTCGTCTTGAACTTCTCGGCCGAATATTTTCGGTAGCCGTCGCGATCTGTCGCCTGAAGCTTTTCGCCCCAGTACGAGAGGTTGACCGCCAACTTGGCGCCGTTGCGCTTTTTGTACTCCCGATCAGTACGGAAGAACTCGAACATGTCGGTCAGCCGCTGAAAGACGTAGGTGCCCATGTCGCCGGTGTAGCAGAGGTAGCCGGGCCAGGTAATCAGATCGAAGTGCATGCAGCCAGTGCCGGGGCGCGAGAAGCGAACATGCCGACCGTTGCCGCCATCGTCACGCAGCACGGTCATTTCGTGGTCTGCCACGTCGCGGAGGAATTGCGCCTCAGCGCAAGAGGTGCTCATGCTTTTTCCGCCTTTAAGGCCGTCACCCGTTCCAGGTCATAGCAGCCGCGAATACCATCCAGCCATATGACCGCAGTGTGGCCGCCCATGACCTGCGCTTCGCTATTCGTGACCGTCTTGCGGACCTCGCCACCATCCAGCTTGACGCTGACGGCGGCGCCGACCTGGTACGCGGCGTTAAACTTGTCACAAGTAGCCTGGAGCTTTGCGGTCGCCCGTGCCTGGCGTTCGGCGCGGCCGGTCACGCTGCACCGCCCAGGTCGGCCACGTCGATCACGATGCCGCGGCAGTAAGGCTCGCCGTCTTCCACGATTTCGAAGGTGGCGTGCGGCACGTCGGTGCGGTAGGTCCAGCTGTAGCCGTCTTCCTTGGCCCACAGCGCATCCACGGCGCGCACCTGCGGCGCCCGGGCGAAATAATCCTTGAGTGCATCGTCGTCTTGCTGGATATCCTCGCGGAACGGCAGCAGGCCCTTGGCGTCGACCAGTGCGATGGTCGGCGCGCCGCGCTCGTCGTCCACGAAGCCACGGAACTCCATCAGGTCGTCGCTGGCGCCAAAGATCACGATCAGGCCGGCTGCCTTGGCCTGCTGCTCTTCTTCTTTGACCATTTCGCGGCCGTATTCGCGGCCCGTCAGCAGGCCGGCCAGCAGTTCCTTACTCAGCTTGACCGGCGCCAGCTCGACGGCCGGCGTGCCCTTGTTCGTGTACGGGTGCTTGTCGGCATGCGGCTTGATGTGCGCGTAGAAGTGCTTGCCGATGGACTCGGCGCCGGCGAAGGCTGCATACTCGGTGGCCGTGACATTGGCGTAGTGGTACACGTCCGCCGGCGCGCCCTTGCGGAAGAACTGCACGGCCAGCGTCTCGGTCGCCGGGCAGTGGCCGATGGCGGCGATCTGCGACGATTGGATGGCTTGCAGGGTGATTTGTGGTGCTGCGACTGCTGTATTCATGGGTTTCTCCAGGTGGTGGGCGGGGTGGTTTATGCAGCTTCGGCGACCAGGCCGGCACGCGCGGCGGCAAAGTCGAACTTGGCCAGGCGGTCAATGGCCTCGGCCGGCGTCAGGCCGAACTGTTCGAACAGCACATCGAGGATGTCGCTGTCGGATGGGTAAAGGTCATCGGCAGCGGCGTCGAGCAGGTCTGCTGCTGGCGCTGGGCGGCTCGGCGCCGGCGCGATGGCGGCGGGCGCGCGGCGAATGCCGACAGGGGAGGAGGGCGCTGGGGCCTCAGCCTGGGCGACCGGCTCGGCGGCGCGCTCGGCAGCGATCTGCGAGGCTTGCTTCGCCAGCTGGCGCTGCGTGTCGGCTGCCGTGCGCTCGCGTTCGGCCTGTGCCGCCTCTGCCGCGAGGCGGTCAGATTCGACCTTGGCCAGGCGGATCGTCTCGGCGGCTGCCTTTTCTGCCTTGACGCGCTCCTCTTCGCGGATCCGGGCCCGCTCGGCTTCGGCCTTCGCTTCCTCGGCGCGTTTGTGATCGGCGATGCGGCTGGTAATGACCAGCTGGAAGTCATCCATCGGCTTGCCGATGATGTTGGCCATGTCCATGAACAGAAAACCATAGGTAGCGGCATGCTCGCGGCACCAGGCCTGCTTGGCGCGGTAGTCAGCGGCTTGCGTGTTGGCTGCAATCTTGGCGTTGGCCAGCGTGGTACTGACGGCATCGCGCAGGCTGCCGAGGGTGCGTTTGTTCTTCATGGCGCCTGCGAAATCCGGCTGGGGCTGCTGCAGGCGCAGCGGCGTGATTTCGGTCTCGAGCGCGGTAATATGCGCAGTGAAGGCGTGCCGGCCTTCGTTCAGGATAGTTTCCTTGATCTGTTCCTTGCGGGTTTTTACCAGCTTTTCCAGTTCCAGGCGCTTGGCGCGGAACTGAGCCTTGATGTGGTCGACCGTGCGCATTACTTCGTCAATGGTCGCGGTCTGTGCGAGGGCGGCCGCCTTGGCCAGTTCCAGCTTATCTTCCGCCTCGCCGCAATACTTGACGGTGTTTTCGGCATTGGCGAAGTCTTCGTCGGTTTCCAGCTTGGTGTTGATTTTGGCAATGAACTTTTCGGCGGCGGCCTTGTACGCCACCAAGTTGCTGCTGACGACCTTGCCTTCGGTCTGGACGACGAGGGCGGGCAGGGCGGCGATAGGCTCGGCTGCTGGCTTCTCGGCAATGTCCATCTGCGTGTAATTGGCGACGTCGATATCGAACTGCTCCCAGCCGCCGACAATGCGCGCGAACCAGGCGGTGTCCGGATAAACCCACATCCAGACCATGTTGTTTTCGGTGCCGTCGGATGCCATGAACAGCCACTTCTCGGCGCCGGTGACCAGCAACTGCTGCTGGACCTGCGGCTGATGCTCTTCCGGCAGCACGTCGGCGCGTACCGACGCCGCCAGCTCTGCATTCCATTGCTTGTGCTCGAAGCCGATGGTCTCGGCCATGTTCAGGCCGTCGCAGGATGCGCTCTCGCGGCCCAGCGACAGGGTGGCGGGGTAGAGGTCGTCGCCGATGATGCGCTCGGCGAACGGGCGCGCAAGCGCTTCGACCTCATGGCCGTAGTCCAGAATGTTTTCCTGCACCCAGTCGCTGAATTCCTTGTCCAGACCGGTGGCCTTCATGCGCACCAGTTCGCTGCGAGTGACCTTCTTCGACAGACCGAGCATCGCGGCCGCCTCGCTGGCGCCATGGTGGTCGAAGCGGAAAGCGTGCCAGTCGTCGCTGCCCTGGAGAAGGTTGTGGATTTCGCGGGTGAGCGTGTTTTCGCGTTGCATGATGTGTCCTTGATGGTTTTATTGTTGGATGTGGCGATTAGTCGTTTTCGCGCGACCAGCTGTCGATGGTCATTTTTTGCACTTCGGTGAACGTGGCGCGGGTGCTGAGCATTGCGATCAGCTGCGCCGGCGTTTTCTTCTTGCTCAGGATGGTTTGGCGCCATTCCGGCGTTTTTTGCTTGAACAGCTCGTCTGTACATTCCGGCAGCTGATCGATGGTGCGATCATCTGCAGCAGGCGCGGCCGGCGTGATGTCGCGCATTTCGCGGTTCGTTTCTTCAAGCTCGTCGGGCGTATAGACGCCCAAGATCACGTCAGGGGCGTACAGCCGGCTCCAGCGCTTCACAGCGAGGTAGGCCAATTGCTGGCGCGGGTCGGTCGTCCAGAGCGGCGAGTTGCGCACGGTGGCCTGGACCAGCAGCAGTTCGAGATAGCGCGGCTCGCTTTCGCCGCGCAGCGTCGCCCAAATGCGTACGCCGCAACCTTCTTCGTCTTGCATGGGATAATCCGGCACGCGGTATTGATAAGCTTTTTTGTAATCTTTATCGCCCGGCTTGCCCTTGGCTGCCGCCTCGCACACGCGCGTTTTGCCAATGATTTTTTCCCACGTCCCGAACCATTCGTAATTGAACCGGTCGCGGGTGACGCCGCTAGACTGGATGGCCGCGTTCACCAGTTGCCCTTCGTATCCGAGCGTGCCGTTCACCAGGTGCGTCTTCTGCGCCACTGCGAAGGGGTTCATCTTCCACTGCATGGCCTGCATGACGACAGCAGCGCAGTCGGCAGAGCTTCCTTTCAGGTGATCCGGGATGGTTGAGCGGCCCTTGGCCATGATGTCGGCCAGGCGCATGATGCTATCCATGCTCGCAACATCGAGGATCAGGGATGCGCTGCTGGTGCTGGCGACGGATAGATCGCCCTGACCGTACTGCGCTGTTTGCAGGGCCGTTTGCCCGTCTTGGGTTGCTGCGTTCATGACTTTTTCCTTGTTAGTTTTATGATTTCTGCCTTCAACAACGCCAGGCGGACGGCGTAGACGATGGCGTGGCCGGCATGCCAGTTGCGCAGGGCCTGGCTGGCCACGTCGATCACGGCTTGGCTGACGACGTCCACTGAGCCTCCCGGTGGGCGCGGCCCAGGCGCTGCACGCGCGCGGCGGATGCGTCTAGGTCGATCAGCGCTTCGATCTGCGCGGTGATCAGTTCTTTGCGCATTTCTTCGAGCCCGGCCAGCTCGCGGCGCACGCCGGCCAGGCGCATCTTGTTCATGCGGTGCTGGTGCTGCGCCTGGTAGTGGCGGTGGGCGGCCAGCAGGCGGTGGAGGAGGGCGATCATGGCTGCACCAGCAAGGTGATGCTCATCGGTTCGTCTTCCGGTAGCGCGGCTAGGGTGGCGTCGGGGCTGCCGGTGCCGGCGTAGGTGTGCTGGCAGCCGGTGGCCGTACAGGTGGTGATGACATAGCTCACGTTGCACTCCCTTCGCGGCCCGCCAGCATCAGTCGAATACCGTTTCGCTTGGCCGTGGCCAGCACGCCGTAACAGGCGCCGCACGGAATCTGCTCTGTCGCGTCCAGGCAGCCGCTGTTCAGCGCCGATTCGACGCCAGCGTCCTGGTGGGCAAAGGCAAGGGCGGCAGACACGGCGAGGCGGGACTGGCGGCCGGCGGTGACATTGCGGGCGGCGATCATTTGGCGCGCTCCGCAAGCATTGCGTCGGCCATGTTGTATGCCTCGCTTGCCGTGAGCGTCCAATGGTCTTCTTCTGGATACTCGAGCGCCCAGTTATATGCGGCCGGCAGAGATTTTGCGGCAAAGTAGTCGCGCAGCGTCATGCCTTCCGCGAGGCGTTGCGCCAGGTCTACTGTGCCTGGCTGGTGCGCGGCAAAAGGGTCATGCACTGGAAACGCTGGCCCGCCTGTGTTTTTGCTCATGTCCCGCTCCTTTGGTTAATTGGCTGTTGACGACCCGGTCAATCCGTCGGGCGTGTGATTCCTGCGGCTGGTGGGCCGCCAACAAAGCAAGGGGCTGGTCACAAACCCAGCTGCTTCAAGGCCGGTCTTCGCTTTTGCTGCGCGACGATCGAGGCGAAGTTCACGCCCGTCCCTTGCTTTGTTGGCCGCCGGTTACGCCGGCGAAACGGGCCAGGGCGACTGGCCGGAGTCAAATCAGGCTGCCGACACCTGCGAAGGGCGGAAGCGCTGGCTTTGCGTCGAGCCGTCCAGCAGTACTTCCAGGAAGTCACCACGGGCGCCGGGGTGCGTCTGCACGAACTTGCCAGGGCGCGCTGCTGGGTCGGTCTTCGTGCCCTTCACATTCACCTTCTGGTTTTCTTTGAAATTCGACATGCTGTATTTCCTTCAAGGTTGGTTGTGGCGCCGGGCTTCCCCGGGCGCCTGATCCTCACGAAGATCAATCGGGGCATGCTGATCCCACAGGGCATTTATCCGGCCCGCCGGCCTGTCCCACCTTGAACTACGGCGCGGGCGACCGCTAAATCTTTGCCAGCTCTGCAGTCCAGCCCAGCTCGCGGCCATAAAACGTGCCGGTGCAAGACGCCATGCGCGCATCTACTCGCGCCAGCTCATGCGCCTGATTCGGGCTTCCTGCCCAAGCTGTGGCTTCAAAAATTCCGTCTGCAAACTTGATCGATACGTTGTACTTGCGCAGCGTTGCGCGCGCCGGTGGGGCGGTGAACAGGCCGGGCAGGGCGTCACGGGCGCTCATGGCGATCAGCCGCGCGCTGGGATGGCGATTGCCGGGATCACTTCGCCGTGGGCGATGAGGACCGCTTCGAGTGCTGCGAGCTCTGCTGGGGACATGTCGTACTCCTGTGTTTGCTTTTGATGGAGTGACTTTACCAAAAAGATAAACATGCAGCAAGAAGAATTTACCAAAAAGATTAATTATTTATTTTTTGGCGCGGTTCTTGGCAAATCGATAGACGAAAAAAAGCCTCGAATCGTCGAGGCTGGTGTGGATGCTTAGAAGGGCAGTTCGGGCGGTGGTGGGCGCCGGTAAGCCTGCCATTTGATTTCGTTAGCGTTGATCTGGCTGATCAGTGGCTCGATATCGAACGTGGCGTAACTTCGCGAAAAGCCGCCGATGCGCGGCGCCAGGAGCAAGATGGGAAGGGTGGGGAAGAATAGTTGCGCATGCACCAGTGCGGCCGGGCCGGTGCCGGGCCAGGTATGTTCTGGTTCAACCCGGACCACGGCCAGCTGGGTTTGCTTGATGTTGATGATCGCTGCGCATAGTTGCATAAATGCATTATGCGTCGAATATTGCTAAGATGGAAGTGATTGTAAATGCGATGAGACTAAAAAGCCCGCGCGAGGCGGGTTGACGGTGATTTAATTCGAACTCATAGCAAGGCTAATGCTGCATTGGCCAACTCGTCGACCGAATCGGCAACATGGATTTTAATTCCCCTGCGTTTGATATATGGCCATGTAATTTTATCAATATCGTTATCGATCTCTGCGCGCAATTGTTCATCAAATGCGGTGTTTTCTTTTGATGGACGAAGTATCAGTAGTCCACCTTTGGCTGATTTTGCAATCTCAGCAGCTTGATTGAAATTAACATATCCGGTCGAAAGGGAAGCTGACCGGTAGGCATCCGATCTGAACTGAGCAGATAGTATAGTCCCATAAATTTGAGCACTTAAAAGGTCCTCGCCACGCCAGATTGGAAGGTCTAGGGAGTGTCGCATGCCGCGGTTATCGGAAACAGATATCGGATCACTCCGAAATATTGATGACCAACCATTTCCCATCTTTTTCTGGGCCGCTTTAAATACGCGTCTACGTAACTCTTCTGTTTTTAGTGAAGAGAAACCGTTAGCGTCATCCTCGGCTTCATCTTTTGCCCTGGCCAACGTGACCATATTTTTATATAAATGGGAGATGATTTCTTGTGGGCTATTCCCCGAGGTAAATTTTTTTTTACCAAATATAATTTGCGGGCTTGGCGATCGTAGCTCATGAAGCTCTACTAACTGCTCGTGAAGTAGGCGCAGAAGAAATTTGAAGTTGTCCGCGCCATTTGCTCCGTAAATAGATCGAAATCCAGCGAGACTGGGCAATAGCTTCACATGAGGTGTTTTCTTTCTTTTTTCGAAGAAAATAACGCCGATATTGAATATTTCGCCCGTGGTAAAGTCTGGTTGAAATTGAATAATTTGCCACTCGCCTTGAATTGGCGCAGGCTGAATATGTTGAGCATCTGCTCGTAGCAAATCATAGTTCATAGTGGTAGCTGGCCGTATGCCGTCTGATACATTGTCTTGAGCTCCGCGGCTCTATAGATCAAGTATTTTTCAAAGCTTGCCGCATCGGATGGCTCAGCAAGGCGTGACCACCACCAGCGCAAATCTGGCAGCGCAATAGTTAAAGCCGTCTCATGATAGCCAAGATGTAGGAGAATGTCACTAACAACTTCAGCCGGACAACCATCAGGCCAAGCCTCCTGCAGAAGGCTGTCAGTATTTTTCTTTCCTGTCCGTGAGGCAAGGTCGCTAGCAATCCAATCGCCATCATCCGTCACAATGCGTCCGTGGTCGAATAGTTTATATGTATGCTTGGCAGTGCGCCGAAGATTGCCAAGATGTCGATCTGTGTTGGAAATATGTTGATCAAATCTGGATGCGAGGGGTAGCGCCCTCCATTTTCGAATATCTTCGGAAAATACTTTGGACCCTGCTCTAAGGTATTCTATGACCGCATCACTTCCATCCATTTTACTAGTGCAAAATGCTGGGAAATCTGCATTTTTATTTTTCGCCAGTAACTCTCGTATCCATTTATGGTGAGACGGTGGTGAGGATAATCTGCTTAACGGAATCATGCAAACAAAGCCGTGATCAGCCATTGGTGCACCTAAAGCCCTTCCAAGAATAAAGGCAGAAATTTCATTTAACAATCCTCGGCCACCTACAGTGGCGCGATACATTTTTGCATATGCAGTAACGCGGCCGGCGCTCGGGTGATGAATTTCGCATGCATGTACGCAAGCCGCAGTCGCCTCTTTTGGCCATTCAGCAAAGCTTAAATATGCAGATGTTGTAAACAACGGTACCGCAATTGGTTGGCTAGGAATTGATTTCGCTTCAGCCATATTCGCTGCTGCCATGCTGGCAATATTTTTTTGCGGGGATTGTTCCATTGGATCGTGAGATGCTTGCTAATTAAGGTGAATGCGCGAATATCATCCATTAAATTAGGCTATTTTGAGCCAGCAATATAATGTGCCGAGTAGGAAATTCTGATTATATATAAATATGCAACCAGAAATCTCTCTAATTGTTGCACTACATCACTAGCCGCACGCCAGTTGTCGGGGATGCAATCCCCATCAGCTTACCCTTGCGGTAGAACATGATCTCGCGCGCGGCGCCACCCAAACACGCATCCATATCCGCATAGGTCGTGATCATCTGCAGGCGCTTCGCCTCGGGCTGCTTTTCGATTGCATACGTCCAGTGCACAGCCAGATGATCGCCTTCGATGTGCCACTTGGCAAATTCTCGGATGCCGAACTGTACGTCCTGAGCTGCCTCTTTGTTGCAGGACTGCTGCCTACGCATGGATACAGGAACCGGCTGCTCGCTAACCGCTGGGCCTGTGAAGTGCGGATTCTTCGTACTGCTGACCAGCTTGCACGCGTCGGCCGGCACGGCCTGGCTGACGGTGTAGACGCGGCCAGTTGCTGTATCGGTGCATTGCCATGTCTCGGCGTAGGCAGAGGGCGCGAGCGCCAGGGCGGGTAAGAGAAAAAGTAATCTGGGAATCATGGCGCCAGTCGGTAAGTTTGCTCGTACTGTGCCTGCATCTGCTGGCATGCATCCCGGGCAATTTGTGCTTCGACCGAGCCCGATGGCAACGCTTTAGCACGGCCCCAGCAAAGCTCAACCGCATCCTTGGCAGCGGATTTCTCTTGGGCGTCTACTTGCAGGCGACTTGGAGTTGCGTTGACCGGCTCACGGTGCAACGACCAATACCCAAAGAAAAGCAGCGCCGTTACAGCTGCCACAAGACCAGGGAAAATAACCTTGAAGATCGTCGGCCGCGCCGCATCGCGGCTGCCAGGAGCGGGACTCACAGTCGATCCTTGAAATTACGTGGCTCGAAACGGACAACGCGGCCGATTACTTTGCAGTCGCCGGTACGGCACGGCTCTTGTTGGAAATCAGGGTTCTCGGACGCCAGATACCATTCGCGCCGCTCGTAGCGCAGGCGCTTGACAACCGACTCTCCCTTGTAATTCAGTGCGAAAACGCCGCCACTCACACGGCTCGTATCTTTTGTGTTGACGACAGCCACGTCGCCTTCGTACATCATCGGCACCATGCTTTCGCCCTTCACTTTGATCGCGAGCAGCTGGTGCGTAGTGAGGTCGTTTTCTTCGAGCCACTGGCGGGGGACGTATAAATGCCCGACGTCATCAAAAACGCTATCTGCTTCAAAACCGGTAATTCCCGCCCGTAAATGCTCGGGAACCATGCGTATGGCGACCATAACAGGGGCCATATCATCATCGTCAGTCACCGGCCGCGCGCCAGGCGCGTCGACTTGTTCGTCGTCCTGATCCACTGCGTGCCTCACATCAAGCCAGCCAGCTGGCTTCTCGAAAGCCTGCTCAATACGCTTCGCGATTGAATTGCCGATGTTTTTGATTGGCGTCTTGCCAATTATTTGACTTACCTGCGACGGGACCATATTGAGGGCGCGCCCGAATTCCACCTGTCCGCCTGCAAGGTCGGCAAGGGCGCGGGCGTTCTCTCGTCTGATTTCTTCTCTAGTCATCGCGTGATGGTCTTCTAATTTAACAAAAAGATAAACAACCAAAAAGATAAACAAAGTTCCGCATAAAGTTTATCTTTATGGTAAAGTCGCGGAATGGATATGAAAAATTACCTCAAGCAAGCCGCGCCTTGCGACCGCAAAATCTTGGCCGACGCCGCTGGCACTTCGGTTGCATACCTCTACCTGATTGGAGGAGGCCATCGCCGGGCTGGCCCCGAGCTTTGCAAGAAGCTTGTCGCAGCTGAGCCGAAGCTCACTCTCTGCGATCTTCGGCCCGATATCTGGGCGCGCAGCCATGAGGTAGCACCACGCCGCGCCACCGATCCCGATCCAGCGCCAGGCCACGCCGGCCGCCAACCGCCCACCACCAAAGCCATCTTCGACACCGTGTCGCTGCGTGCCGCTGTCGGCATCGACGTGGGTGCCAAGCCATGACCCGCTTGGTTCCAATTTCCCCACCGCGCCCGGCGGCCGACTTCGTGCGCATCCCGCTGCTCGAACCGCATCAGCTGCCTCGCGGCGTGCCGCTTGAGGAGTGCGTATTACCAGCCAGCGAGCGTCCACCGTAAAACAGCACCAAGTACCAACCTGCATTTCGCTGTACCCAAACCCTGTAACACCGACCACCAGGAGAAAACCATGAAACAGAAGCAAAAACGCACCGCGCTCGTCAAGGGCTACATCACGGACGACAACAAGGATGCCTTGCAAGCCGCATGCACAGCGATGCGCAAGACCGTCAGCGACGTGCTGAACGAATGCACGATCGTAATCATCCGCAATCACCTGGACGCCAGGCCGAAACGGAATGATACGCCGCCGTTTTCCAGCGGAGCTAGGCCCAAATCAATAAATAACAGGGCCCAGATTGTGCCGGCACCGCGCCCGTGCTTTGGCGTCGTCCCGCGCGTCGTGCGGATGCGGGTTTAACGGCATGGAGGCAGCTATTGAATAAACAAGCCGAGGTCACAGCCGAGGAGAAGGAGCTGATTTTCCAGCGCTCGATGATCTACCGCCAGGCCGAGAAAGACCTGCAGGGTGCCAAGGACGGGGAGGGCGAGAGCGCGGCGAAGGCCGCGCACAAGGAAGCGCGCCAGAAATGGCGCGATGCCACCGACAGGGTGGCGAAAAAATACGAGGTGCCGCGGCGCGAGCCTCCATAACGAGCCCACACCCGACAGCTACAGCATCGCATGGCCGGAATCGGGCACTTTAATCACCATCAATTAGGAATATGACATGACGCAAACAACTGCAATCAAGCCGTACCGCTCACTGGACGACGCCCACGGCAACAACGAATTGCTCGACATGCTGCTGGCCAAGGGTCCGAAGAACGACGCAGCTCTGGCCCGCGCGCTGGAAGTGGCGCCGCCAGTGATTTCCAAGATTCGCCACGGCCGCCTGCCTATCGGCGCCTCGCTGTTGATCCGCATGCACGAGGTGTTCGACGTGTCGATTGGCGAGCTCAAGCGCATCGCGCGCGACGAGGTGCCAGCTTGACCTGGACGACGATGCAGCCGGAAGGCGCTACGCCGGCGCAGGCCGAGCAGGGCGCCCAGCAGCAAGAGCACCGCGAGCGCGAATTGCCAGTCGACCCCGGCCACGTCCGGACGCGCCGGCACTACGAAGCAATCCTGCAGGAACTGCAAGGCCAGAAATGAAAAAAGCCCGCTGGCAGGCGGGCTTCCTTGAAACAACAAAAATTCGCGAAAGAATTTATGACCGAAATTGTACAACACAAAGGCATCACGATAGCGAATACGCTGATCGCGGTCGATAAAGAAGGCCGGTTTTGCCTCAACGATCTGCACAAGGCTGCTGGCGCGGAAAGTCGCCATCAGCCTGCATTCTTCTTCCGCCGCCCGGAAATCCAGGAGCTGGAAGCGGAATTAAACTCTGCGCCGGCGCAGAGTTTGTCTACCATCACCACCCAGGGCCGCAACGGCGGCACCTTCGTCTGCAAGGAGCTGGTGTACGCATACGCCATGTGGATCAGTCCCAAGTTCCACTTGGAAGTTATCCGCACCTTCGACGCGGTGGCCACCGGCCAGGCGCCAGCCGCGCCGACTGCGCGCAGCGCAATCTCGCCCGCCAAGGAATTCCGTGCCATCTTCGGCATCGCGCGCCTGATTGGCCTCGACAAGAATGCCGCAGCCATCAGCGCGAACCAGGGCACGGCCGCGCTGACCGGCATCAACATGCTGCAGCTGATGGATCGCACGCACCTGGCCACGCCCAGCCAGGAGATTTACTACACGCCGACGGAGCTGGGCAGCCGCTTCGTCAAGAGCGGCAAGGCGTTCAACCAGCTGCTGGTGCAGGCCGGCCTGCAAGACAATATCGCAGGCCATTGGGTGCCGACGGAGAAGGGGCGTGCGCATGCTTTCGTGGCGGACACCGGCAAGGCGCATTCCAGCGGCGCGCCTATCCAGCAAGTGAAATGGCGCGATTCCGTTCTGGCCGAGGTGGCATTGTGACTGGCCAAGCTGACAATCGCCCGCGCCCGACTTTTGGCGTAAATAAGACGAAGCGCCGCCGTTCTGGCGTCACGCTGCCGAAGCAAGGTTCCCGCTCGTACGCGCTACTGCAGGCGATGCTGGCCGGGCCTGGCACCTTCTACCAAATCTGCGAACGCGCTGGCTTCGATATCGAAGAAGCGGGCATGGAACACCGCCTGCGCATGATTTTTTCCCGCTTCATCCAGGGTAATGTGCGCCTGGCGGGCATCCGCTACGTGCTGAAAGACGCCTCGCGCGCGGCGCTGCTGGGCGCTGAGCCTGAACTGCCTGGCCAGGTGGCCACGCCACACTTTCGTGGCACGGTGGGCGCAATGCCTGTCGTGGTCGTTCGCCGGCCAGCTGCGGAGGTGCGGCCATGAAGCGCGATGCTTTCACCTTGTCCCTCGACCTTGGCAAAGAGTTGATTATCGACAACTTTGCGGGCGGTGGTGGCACTAGCACTGGCCTGGAGCAGGCATTCGGCCGCCCGGTCGATATCGCTATCAACCACGATCCCGAAGCGCTGGCCATGCACGCGGCGAACCACCCGCACACCACGCACCTGTGCGAGAGCGTGTGGGACGTTGACCCGATCAAGGTCACGAACAATCGTCCGGTCGGTCTGGTCTGGCTGTCGCCAGACTGCAAGCATTTCAGCAAGGCCAAGGGCGGCAAGCCCGTCGAGAAGCGCATCCGAGGCCTGGCCTGGGTGACGCTGCGCTGGGCGGCCAAGTGCAAGCCGCGCGTGATCATGCTGGAAAACGTCGAGGAATTCAAAACGTGGGGCCCGCTGCTGGTTGCGGCGGACGGCAGCGCCAAGCCGGATCCGGCGAAGAAGGGCAAGACCTTCGATAGTTTCATTCGCCAGCTGCGCGGGCACGGCTATACCGTCGACTACCGCGAAATGCGCGGCTGCGACCACGACACGCCCACCATCCGCAAACGCTTCTTCCTGGTGGCGCGCCGCGACGGTATCGCCATCAAGTGGCCGGAGCCTACCCATGGCGCGCCAGACAGCATCGGCGTGCGCGCCGGCAAGCTGCTGCCGTACCGCACGGCGGCCGAGTGCATCGACTTCAGCTTGCCGTGCCCGTCGATCTTCGAGCGCGACCGGCCGCTGGCGCCAGCGACGCTGCGCCGGATCGCCAAGGGCATCATGCGCTACGTGGTTGACGCGGCCGATCCGTTCATCGTCGGCGCCGGCGGCCCGGCGCGCGCCGGCGAGCCGCGCCCAACTGCGCGCCCATTCGGCACGCTGCTGGCGCGCAACGACAGCTATTTCTGCGCGCCGACCATCGTCCCGGTCACGCACCAGGGCGGCGACCGCACCGAATCCATCGGGGAACCGTTCCGCACCATCACCGGCGCTCACCGCGGCGAGAAGGCGTTGGGCGTGGCCACGCTGGTGCAAGTCGGCTACGGCGAGCGCGAAGGCCAGGCGCCGCGTGCCCTTGATATCGAGAAACCGCTGGGCACTGTGGTGGGCGCGGCCGCGAAGCATGCGCTGGTCGAAGCTGAGCTTGTGCCATTCGTCATGACCAATACCACCGGCCACCCCGGCGCTGGCGCCGATATGCCGGTACCAACGATCACCGCTGCCGGCAACCAGGCGCTCGTGTCCGCGCTGCTTACCGGCGTCGGCGGCCGCGCCGGCCAGAGCCGCCCGCGCGGCCTGAACGAGCCAACTGCGACCGCCACGTCGAAGGCCGACGCAGCGCTGGTGACGGCTGTGCTGGTCGACGCCGCGCACGGCGAGGTAACGCCCAGCGGCGTGAAGCGCTGGGGTACTGGCGCGCACGACGTCGAGGCGCCACTGGGCACCGTGAAGGCCAGCGGCAACAAGGCCGTGGCCACAGCGTTCCTGGCGAAGCATTACACGGGCGTCGTCGGCTCGGACCTGGCCGATCCTATCGGCACGGTCACCGCATGCGACCACCACAGCCTAGTGACGGCGTTCTTGACGGAGCACGCCAACGCGAGCAATCAGCGCGTGATGCCAGTCGACGAGCCGCTGCGCACCATCTGCGCCCAGGTCAAGGGCGGCCATTTCTCGATGGTGTCGGCGCACATCACTAAATTCCGCACCGGCGCCACCGGTAGCGACATGAACACGCCGCTGCCGACGATCACGGCCGGGCCGAAGGAAAACCCAGCTGGTGCGCCGCACGCGCTGGGCATCGTCACCAGCAACCTGGTCAAGCTGCGCGGCACCAGCACGGCGGCCGGCACGGACGAGCCGCTGGGCACGGTCAGCGCCGGCGGACAGCACCATGCCGAGGTGCGCGCATTCCTGCTGAGCTATTACGGTACCGACCAGGCGCCGGAGATCGACGGGCCGCTGGCCACCGTCACGAGCCGCGACCGCTTCGGCTTGGTGACGATCCACGGCCAGGACTATCAGATCGTGGATATTGGCCTGCGCATGTTGCAGCCGCGCGAGCTTTTCCGGGCCCAGGGCTTCCCCGACGATTACATCATCGGCGACGACCCAGCACAGGGCCTGAAACTGACGAAGAGCGCCCAAGTGCGCATGTGCGGCAATTCAGTCTGCCCACCCATGGCCAAGGCCTTGATCCTCGCCAACTTCGCGCATGAGCGCGAGATTGCGAGGGTGGCGTGAAAGCACGCGTACTCAATCCAGCATTGCTATTTCCGGCCGGGCGACGCGATGAGTTGTGCAACTTGGAAGATTTCAAGGAAGTTGGATGTGTCATGCAAATTTTCTTTAATCCATTTCCGCGATTCGCGCGCGATCTGTTGCGAACCCATTTCATATACGCCGGCATTTACAGCCACCGTCGTACCTTGGCTGCGTTCCACCCAAGCCTCCGCATCTTCAAGTGCCGCGCTCTCAGCAAGGCCAGGGGTGGATTCGACTTTTCGAGTTTGGTCTCGGTGAATCGTTGCCCCGCCTCTCTCAATGCGGTATTCGCCGCGCCAACCGTCAGAAACTTGTGCGAAACCCACATCCAAGATGTGATCGTCAAAGGAATGCAAGGTATTCAAGGTCATTTATGGCTCCCATTGCTAAAAAGGTATCGTAGCATGATCACAAACCCGGCCCAAATTACGCGCCACCATCTGGCCAACCAAGCCGCGCCCGCCTATTCGCTGATCCGCAAACTATGCGCCTGCGGCAAGGCCAGCACCGCCAAGCAACTGTCCCAGCACGGCAAATGCGCCGCCTGCGCGCTGGCAGCCGTCCGCGATGCAATCATGCCTGGCGACTTTGCCAAGCTGCAGCACATGCTGGGCGCCGTACAGGGCAAGCCGAAGAATCGCTGGGGCTATCGCAATTACTTTGCTGCCGGCAGCGGCCAGCAGCACGAGGCAATGCAGCGCCTGGTGGCCGCCGGCCTGGCCACGGCCGGCCGCGCATGCGGCGACATGACCTATTTCTACGCCACTCGCCTGGGTTGCAAGGCTGCTGGCCTCGACGCCGCTGGTATCAAGCGCGCGATGGAGGATTGAACATGCATTTCAGAATTTCAACCGCATTCAAGTCCGAGGGCGGCAACGCCGCTAGATCGGTCGATACGGTCGCTGCATGGCGTGCGGAGAGAGAAATGACTATCTTTGAATGCCGATCATCGACCATAAACTGCTCTCTGGCATTCGGCATGACCACTCTCTATAGCGTCGTGGGCAGTTTTCAGTTGGCTAGTGATATCCGGCAAATTCCGCAACATACATTCACGCGACTCTGTCGAGAGGTCGCGCAACTCAACAATGCAATGGCGGATTCCCTCGGTGGCATGTATGAGTACTGCTGCAGCGTCGTTCGGGAGCACAATGATCGGAATTATCTCTTGAATGGTCCAAAGTTTGGTTTGAGACAACATTTGAGAACATTGCAGGAAACTTACGCCAAGGTCAGCTGGTATTTCATGTTCGAGCTGATTCAGCACGGTTTTGATGGTAATCAAGGCTTTCAGCTGTCGCACAAGCAGGCTCATGCAAGTAACGATTGCCAATGCTCGCTCATCCCTGATTCGTTTACGGCTTTCATTAGTTGCAAGCCAGATGGTACCGACCAAGGTTGCTACAGTCCCGATAGCACCGCTCCAAGTTCCTTTATCACCGGGTTGCAGAGTTGTCCAAAATGGCGTCAAGTAAGGCAAGTTGAGCACCCCGAGGGTTGTGAAAATTACAGCGCAAAGCGAAATCGTGATTGCCGCACGGTGGCGCCGGATGGTGCTTGTCATTGTTTTCCTTGTCAAAAGGAAATCTTATCATGAGCCTGATCCACTTGATTTCACTTTCGGGCGGCAAAGACAGCACAGCCACCGCTATTCTCGCGCTCGAGCAGTACGGTATGGCCGCGTGCCGCTTCGTCATGGCCGATACGGGCAACGAGCACGAGAGCACGCTGGAATATGCGCTGGACTACTTGCCCGCGGCCCTAGGCATCAATGTCAACGTGGTGCGAGCTGACTTCGCTGATGAGTTCGCTACCAAACGCGCCAACTTGGCACGTATCGCAGCTGGAGAGCCCGAATCTGCTGTGTATGGAAAGCGCAAGTTCATGTACCACTGGACAGCAGAGGCGGCCCAGCGTGCGCTTGAACTACTGCATCCAACTGGAAACCCGTACCTGGACCTTCGCATGGTGCGCGGCGGCTTCCCATCGCGCAAGCGGCAGTTCTGCACGGAATACCTCAAGACCAAGCCATTGACGGAGTTCGCCATGGAATTGATCGATCATGAATGCGATGCGATCTGGTCCTGGCAGGGCGTGCGGATCGATGAAAGCCAGTCACGCCGCGAGCGATTGCAAGGCACTGGCGCGTGTGTCAAACACTTCGAAGTCGTTGGCGGCGGCCTGTTCACTTACCGGCCAATCTTGCGCTGGAATGTTTGCGACGTGTTCGAAGCCCACCGCCTGGCCGGCATCGAGCCGAATCCGCTCTACAAGCAAGGAATGTCACGCGTCGGCTGCATGCCTTGCATCAACTGCAGTAAAGGGGCGTTGCACGAGGTGTCGCGCCGGTTCCCTGAGCATATCGCCCGGATCGCCGAATGGGAAGCCCTTGTATCCGAGGTGTGCCGGCCGCGTTCGCCAGTGTCTTTCTTCCACATGGGAACCAAGGCGCACGCGGGGCAGGCGTCGACCATTGAATCGGTGGTCGAATGGTCAAAGACCAGCCGTGGCGGCAAACAATTTTCGCTGCTCACAGCGTTGGACGAACCAACGGCGTGCAGCTCTGCTTACGGATTATGCGAATGACGATGAACTTTACCTGCGAAAAACGGCGTGGCGTGCGCGCCATTTCAACGCGTCGGCGCCTCAGTGATAGTCATGATGGAACGCAAAAACCGTTAAGAATTATCTATCACTGTCTCAAATATTCGACTGGTGCTCTGAAGTTGCTGAACGGCACTTTCCAACACCGTGCAATTGGTACTCAGGTGCTCGAAGAAGGAGGCCTGATTCTGCGAGCTTTCTTCGATGTCACTGAGCAACGACATTGTGGAGCCGATTCGCCCATGTGCGGCAGCAAGTTGTGCGGCGCAGTCGCCGTGCAATGGCGCCAATCGAAGGAGCTCAGTCGGAGTCCACTGGTTAACTTTTGCCAAGAGGCGGTGAGCGTTCTTGGTGAGAATAAGAATGTGTTCCATGCCCTTGAGTGCCAAAAGCTCATGGTTATTGGCCACCTTAAGGCAGTGGAGTGCAAAGTTTGCGTTGGCTTGATTGTGGAGATGTTGAAAATACATAGCGGCAGCAGTCAGGCGTGCAACTGCAGATGCATCGTTTCGCCGCCTTCTATTTTCACTCGTCGCAATCCACAATGTTCCGATCAAAGTACCTGTTGTTCCTATTGCTGCGACCCAATACGCCCACTCCGCCACTCCGAATTTCGGCCAAGGTATCGCGTAGAACGCGAAGTATCCAAGCTCAACAATTATCCCAAGGATGCTGACGCCAGCAAGCAGCCGCCAGGGCCAGTTCAAAGATTTGCACGCTCTAATCAATGGCTGCCAATTAATAAGCTTTTCCTCAACCATGATTTCCTCGGTTTTAATTGGCGGAATAGTAACACATTGAGTATTGGCGGTGGTAAATGAAGCGCTCACCCATGAAGGCCGGCAAGCCACTTGCGCGCACTCCATTCAAGCGCACCTCGCCCATGCCCACCACCGGCATGCTCTCCGTGCAATCGCACCAGCGCACGGCGCCGAAGCGCAAGGCCGGCTTAAAGACCAAAGGCCCACGCTCGACGCCGATCCGGCGCGCCGCGCGCGGTCAGGACTGCACGCTGCGCCTGGCCGTCTGCAACTTCGACCCCGACACCACCGTGCTCTGCCACAGCAATTTCTTGGCGGACGGGAAGGGCATGGGCCTGAAGGCGCCAGACACCGCTGCCGCGTTCGGCTGCAGCGCCTGCCACGACGTACTCGACGGCCGCCGCCCGCGCCCGGCCGATCTGTCGCTGGCCGGCCTGGAGGCTGCGTTTCGCGCGGCCGTCGGCCGCACACACGAAATCCTGAAAGCTGAGGGACTGTTATGACCGTAACAATAATGATTGGCGACGTGCGCGAGCAGCTGCGCGCGCTGCCGGCCGAATCTGTGCACTGCATCGTCACCAGCCCGCCATATTGGGGTTTGCGCGACTACGGCGTCGACGGCCAGATCGGCCTGGAAGCCACCCCGGCGGAATTTATCGAGGTGATGGTCGACGTTTTTAACGAAGCGCGCCGCGTGCTGCGCGCTGATGGCACCTGCTGGATCAATATGGGCGACAGCTATGCCACCGGCGCGGGCGCCGTTGGCCGCGCGCCAGGTGGTGGCGACCAAGGCGAGCGATTTATCCGCCGCGGCATGGTCAATACGCAGCCTAACCGCAAAAAACTGGAGGGGTTCAAACCGAAGGACCTCTGCATGATGCCGCACCGGCTCGCGATTGCGCTGCAGGACGCCGGCTGGTGGGTGCGCCAGGACATCGTCTGGAGCAAACCGAATCCAATGCCCGAATCAGTGCGTGACCGCTGTACCAAGAGCCACGAGTACATCTTCCTACTGAGCAAGAGTGCGAGCTATTTCTATGACGCCGAGGCGGTGAAGGAGCCGGCAGTCGGCTTTGCCGACCACCCGCGCAATAGCTTCGGCACCAAGGATTATGCGGTGCCGGGCCAAAAGCCCCAGAAGCGATCCGCGCGCGGTAATGGTGTCGGCTTCGGCCACGGCAGTGACGCTGATGGCCGCGAGCGCGGCCGTGTGCTCAAGGGTAGTGCAAAGTCGTTTCGAGGCGGTGGCGTCTATACGGCCGGCGTCGCCTTCGACAACGATGCTGACGTCGACCGCACCACGCACGGTAACGCGCCGAACGAAACCGGCTTACGCAACCGACGTAGCGTCTGGACCATGGCCACACATTCGTTCGCCGAGGCCCACTTCGCCACGTTCCCGCCGGAATTGCCGGAGATTTGCATCCGCGCTGGCTGCCCACCTGGTGGCACGGTGCTGGATCCGTTCTTCGGCGCTGGCACCACTGGCCTTGTCGCAGATCGGCTGCAACGCGATTGCATCGGCATAGAACTAAACCCGGCCTACGCCGGGATCGCGCGCGAGCGCATCCAAGGGGAATCGAGCTTGCTTGCAGACGTCCAGGTGGTGGTCGGCACGCCTGCGCCTCGAGTTGGCGAAGCGCGCTTGTCACTGATTCCTGAGGTCGACCCTCGGCAAATCACAATATTCGAAATGGAAGCAGTATGAGCAAAACACAATCCACCGTTAAGCGGCACTGGCGCAGCAAGTACTGGATCCGCAAGGCGGGCGCCTTGGGCGATCCGCTGGTGGCTGCGCTGTTCGGCGTGGCGCGTGCGCAGGAGGCGCGCCCATGATCCATTATCACGGATTACCCATCACGCCGGCCACGGCCGCTGTGCGGGCCGTCAGTGGCGGGCACGCCTTCGTTTCATTCCGCCATCCAGAACAGCTGACCATCGCCTTGGAGGTGGCGCAGTCGTTCGCCGTCGACAATGGGGCGTTTTCAGCCTGGCGCAGCGGCCAGCCGATCACAGACTGGTCACTTTTTTACGAATGGGTGGGCGAGTTGCACCGTTACCCAAATTTCGATTTCGCGGTAATCCCTGACGTCATCGATGGCAGCGAGGTCAACAACGACGCGTTGCTGGCCGAATGGCCCTGGCGCACGTCGGCACCGCATGTTGGCGCGCCAGTGTGGCATTTGCACGAATCGCTGGGCCGCCTGGACTGCCTCGTCAACGAATGGCCGCGCATCTGCCTTGGCAGTTCGGGCGAGTTTGCGCAGATCGGTACGCCGGCATGGTGGACGCGCATGGCGCAGGCTATGGACGTCATCTGCGATAAATCTGGCCGGCCAGCCTGCAAGCTGCACGGCCTGCGTATGCTCGACCCAGCCATCTTCTCACGCTTCCCGTTCGCCAGTGCCGACAGCACGAACATCGGGCAAAACGTGGGTATTGATTCGGCCTGGCGCGGCACCTACACGCCGCCAACCAAGGAGGCGAGGGCGGCGATCATGCGCGAGCGGATCGAGTCGCACCAGGCGCTCACTTTCTGGAACCGCAAGTCAGCGCCGATTCAAGAATCACTGTTTATGGAGGCCCGGCCTTGAATTATTACCCCTTCCACATCGGCGATTTCCGCTCAGGTACGGTGAATATGTCTCGCCAGGCGCGCTGGATATATCGCGACATGATGGACGTCTACTACGACGTCGAGGCGCCACTTCCGCTCGACATAGATGTGCTGTGCGACGCCTTGGGCGTCGAGGCGGCGGACGAGCGCGCGATTGTCGAGCGACTGCTTCGCTTCAAGTTCCTCAAGACAGATGCGGGCTACCGGCACGACGTCTGCGAGCAGGTGATTGCGGACTATCAGGCTAAAGCTGAGACCGCAAAGGCGAACGGCAAGAAGAGTGCCGCGACCAGGTATCAGAACGGCCGATACATGCCGGGCGAGGGCGTCATGTATGCCGTGCGCGTCAGCCCCACGACCGTCAAGGTCGGGGTCACTGCAAACATGAAAAGCCGTCTGCATCAACTGCGCAGCAAATATGGCAAACAGGCCTTCGTACTGCACCAGGTCGCGGTCGCATGCATGGGCGATGCAGAGGGTGATTTGCTCGCCGAGTATGCCGATGTGCGCAGCGGCGAGGAATTTCCTGTTGAGGTCGCACAGGAACCGTTGCTTATATCGGCAATGGATCGCATACAGGTCGCATACCAAGTCGCCTCAGTGTCGCATGCCGGGTCGCCTAACCGGTCGCACACTAACCAAGAACCAATAACCAATAACCATAAACCAGTAAACCTAAAACCTTCGTCGGCTTCGCCTCCCGAGCCTTACCCCGAAGAATTCGAAACGGCCTGGCAAGCGTACCCGCCGCGCCCCGGTGCAAGCAAAAAGGACTCGTACAAGGGCTGGATGGCCCGCCGGAAGGAGGGCGTACCGGCCGAAGCGCTCCTTGCTGGCGTGCAACGGTATGCGAATTACGTGCTGCTCTCGCGCACCGAGCCGCAATTCACGAAACAGCCGGCCACGTTCTTCGGGCCAGGCGAGCACTACAAGGCCGACTGGGCAGTCGGCGCAACGCAAACACAAAAAGGCGTCATTCATGGAAAATTTGGCAAGCAGGATTACCACAAGGGCGTTGGGGCAGATGGCACCTTTTGAAGGCAAGAAGCGCTACGCCAGCGCGCAGATCGAGCGGTGCCCGATGCACGGCGAGTACACGGCCATGCTGATTCGTGGCACCTGGTCCGGCTGCCCAGATTGCATGAACGTCGAGGACCAGGTACGCGAGGCCGAGCAGCGCGCCGCCTGGCGCCAGGAGCTCAAGGCGCGCGAATGGAGCGCCAAGCTCGGCCGTGCCGCTATTCCCGAGCGTTTTGCTGATCGCCGCCTCGAATCGTACCGGCCGGACTGCCCTGGCGCCGAGCGCGCGCTGGCCGTGGCCACTCGGTACGCCGAGAACTTCGAAGATGCACGGGCCACTGGCGCCTGCCTGATCTTCGCTGGGGATGTCGGTACCGGCAAGACGCACTTGGCCGTGGGAATCGCCCACCACATCATGGGGCACGGCCGCCAAGCGGTCTTCACCTCGGTGATGCGCGCCGTGCGGTCCGTCAAGGAGACCTACGCCAAGGGCGCGGGCCGCACCGAGGCGCAGGCCATCCGCGACTTGGTCGACCCTGATCTGCTGATCCTCGACGAAGTGGGCGTGCAACACGGCAGCGACACCGAGAAGCTGATCCTGTTCGAAATCATCAACGGCCGCTACGAGGCGGCGCGCCCGACCATCGTCATCAGCAATCTGGACGCTGCCGGCCTGGAGCAGTTCCTGGGTGCGCGGGCGTTTGACCGACTGCGCGAGGGCGGCGGCAGGCTGGTGGTCTTCGATTGGGAGTCGCACAGGGGGAAACGCCCGAGCGTCCAGGCTGCGAATGCTGCTCAGGATTTGCCAGAGGTGCCGCCGCACTGCGCAAGGGCTATGGCCGCTACGAAGTGACGTACCCATCAGAAAAAACGGCTTAAAAGGCTTTAAATGAAAAATCAAGAAAACAAAATCGCAGCAAATAAACGCCTGGCCGAGCTGCTGGGCTGGTCCAGCATTGTCGAGGTGGGTGGCGCCCTGGTTGGCACGCCGCCGGCGGGCGCCGCTTCAAGTCGCGGCCAGGCCATGGTACCGGACTGGATGGGCGACTGGGCGGCGGCCGGCCTGCTGGTAGTCGAGTATCGCGTCGATCTCGAATGGTCGCATGACGGCAGGGATGTGGTGGCCATCATCAACAGAAACGATATGTACGGGAAGTTCCCGGTGTTGCTGGGCGACTTCAGCACGCCCGATGCGGCTGCGCGCGCAGCCGTGGTGCGCGCCGTCGCCGAACTGGTGGTCTGCACATGATGGCCCGTGGCTTGCAGGCGCTGGGCCGCCTCAAGGTCGGCGCCATGAACCAGACCGAGGCGGCCTACGCCAGGACGCTGGAGCTGCGCAAGGCCGCCGGCGAGGTGGCTTGGTATAAGTTCGAAGGCCTGAAATTCCGCCTGGCGGACAACACTTTTTACACGCCTGACTTCGCCGTGCTGCTGGCTGGCGGCGCCTTGGAGGCGCACGAAGTCAAAGGCCACTGGCAAGACGACGCTCGCGCGAAGATCAAGATCGCGGCCGACATGTACCCGCTGCGCTTTATCGCTGTACAGGCGCTGCCGAAGAGGTTGGGCGGCGGCTGGAAGACGGAGGAATTCTGATGGGTGCGAACAAAAATCCGTGCTCGATCAGTGACATATATGATTCCGCTATTCTTGAGTATGGTTTTTTCGACGGCAATCTAAAAATAACTGCTGTCTAAATAAAAATTTATTTTTTTATTTAGACATAGTTTGCCTAAGTCTTTGTAGCTGGACCTGTTGCAGAATCAATTTCATTTTTGTCACCGTCCATATCTCTAATGTTTTGTACGCATAATTCAATCAGATCCTTGAGTCCGACTTTACTTGTTTGATTTGAATTTGGTGAATTTTTATCATTTTCGCATTTTTCTATTAGAACCGCTAGTTGCCGTTTCACGCTAGAGCGGCTTGTAATGCCGTTCTCGTAATCAATGCGGATTCTTTGATGTTCAGTGATACGTTTATCTAACATTTTGATTTCTTTTAATTTAAGTATTGAAGTGGCAACATGCCAAACGCGGTGTAGTAGAAAATTTTATTAGATTTTAGGTATATTTTGTAAAATATTTGGAATGGTATGGTATGGTGGGAGGGTCATTATTTGGAGATGCCATGGGTTTCGCAGATCGCTACATCGCTTCAATCGGGTCGTCCAATCTGCTGGACGACGCGCAGCACCACCAGACCGAGCCGCTGGCCGCCGCTGCCTTGGCCGGCGATATCGGTGCGCTGCTGTGTCGCGTGAAATATGCCGACGGTACGCTCACGAAAATGTTTGAAGGCAATGCGGGCAACCTGGCGCAGCTGCTGCGCATCTGGACTGCTGAGGTGATCCGGCGTGGCCAGACGCGGCGCTGGGTACCGGCGAACACAGCATGGGATGCACAAGCGGCGCAGGCGCTGTACCGGCGCGTGGCAGAGAAGTCGCTGGCGCACTGGCTGGACAGCACGTGCAAGGGCTGCAGCGGTACCGGCGTCAAGGTTCTGCTGGGCAATGGCATTTGCACGAGCTGCAAAGGAACCGGCGTCGCGCCCGTCTACGGTGCGGCCGGCCTGGAGCTGGAGCGCGTCAAGGATATGGTCAGCGAGCTGAGCTCCATTCATGACAGTCATTCCGGCCGGGCGGGAGGTTTGTTACGCGGCGGAGACATGTAGCGCAGGTTTTCTTTAAGCCTGTGTTTACAAACAGTATTTCTGCGGTATACTTCAGGCCTCAGTTCAAGAAAATTCTTCCGGAAATCGTAATGTGCGCATCGCGCCACCGATAGCTGGAACTCGCGACAGTACCCGGACCCAGCGTCGTACCTGCTCGCCTTAATTTTCTCATGTACCCATAATTCTATTAAAAAAGCCACCTCGATGTGGCTTTTTTATTTTCATTTTCAATAAATTCTGCGTTTAATTGGATGCATCTATTACTCATGTCTTGGAAGGCTTTTTCTCTTCTTCTTGTTGCTCCCTGTTAGGTATTTTATCCATGATTGCGATTATTAATTCCTGCATATTTAGTGGGTAGCTTTCTTTGGTTACGTAATCAAAGTTTCGAGCGGTGAATATACGAGATGCCATTTCCTCCTTCAGTTTATGCTGTGTTTCTGCAGGTAGCGATTCAATGTATGGTGAAAATGCAGCTAAATCAAGAGCCGTTTGTAAGTGGGTATATTCTTGTTTGCGATGTTTGGCAGATTCTCGCGCCAGATAAGCGGCTGGAATCGATAGGAACAGGGCAAGGATTGTGCGTAGTACGTTTTCTTTTAGATCGAAATCAGTGGTGGTTATTTGGTGAAAGGAGTATGCCATTAGGATAATAACTCCAGACATAATGCCGATTGCGTAACGTCGAAGGCTGTTGGCGACTTCTCGTTCTGCAAGGGCATTTTTTTCATATTTCCCCATAATCGCAGCACCTGCAATCAATCCTACGGTCTCATTTACTTTTGTTTGTTGAATGTCTAGATCGGAAATTCTTTTTTTATATATCTCCTCTAGTTCATTCAGCCTAACTTCATTAAATTCGCTTAGTTTCTCAATTGTTAATTTGTGGTTGTCGGTTGTTGCTGATAGGGCTTGAATTTCGTCACTTGATTTTTTTATAATTTCATTTAGTTTTTCAATTTTTGATTCTATTGAATTAGTAACTTTTTTTAAGTTTTGCAATTTTGATTCTTGATTTTCAAGAATGTCTTTTGGAGAGAATTCTTCAATTAGTCTTCTTGTTTTGTAAATAGACATTCCAACATACTTTTCAATTTCATCTAAACCTCCAGAAACGGCCGTACTGGCCTTCTTGTCTATGTCGGAAATTGCTTTTTCAATATTTGTTAAAAATATTAGAAGATTCTTCATCGCTACCGGAATGTCCTCTATTGAGAGTTCACTTCTATCGAAATATTCGTTGAAGCTATCTCTTGCTCTTAATAAATTTACAATTGAATTGTCGTTTAGTCTAGATTTATTTTTTTCTATAAAAACACTGAGTAGCTCTACACAGGTTCGGTATATATCATGAGTTGTTTCTAGTGCATCAATTGCATTTTTTATCATGCTCACAGGTTCTCTCCTAAATTTGGTTTAATGAATTATATGACAAGTACTCCGCTGTGCTCCATTAATCGATAGTTTTTTAGCTGCAGATTTCTTCTTACTCGATGCGCTGGATGTTTTTTGAACGGCGTTTTATTGACGAATAGATGAATGGCGGCCAGCAATGACGAACACTTTTAACACATTCATTTGTTTTACCTTAACCTCCAACTAGCTCCACTATCGTCGGAAAATGGGTGTTGCAGCATGATGAATAGTTGGTTATCCAGAAATTCAATGAATGGATTCCAGCATTTTATGCGATTCACATTAGGATAATCGGAGTGAAAAAACGCCGTGATGCCACCGCGCCCATGTCGGCGCGACCGATGCCGCTGCGCGAATTCAGCGACCCGCTGAATAATCGCTACCTGCCCGCGCCCGAGGTGCTCAAGTGGGCGCGCGCAACCATCCTCAGCGAAGGCGGCGCGCTCTATAACGAAGACCACGCCCACCTGGAATATGCCGACGTCCAGTTCCTATGGGCGCCTGGCAGTTTCCAGAAGCAAGGCCGCACCGTACAGGGCCAGTGCGAGGAAGTGACGTTCCGATGCGGGCCGTGGCAGAAGGGCCGCCAGCAACAGCAGATGGCCGACTGGTTCGGCGCGGTGCCGGCCTTCCTCATCACCCTGGACGCATCGTATTGCCTGACCTGCAGCGACGCCGAATTCTGTGCGCTGCTCGAGCACGAGCTTTATCACATCGCCCAGGAGCTGGATGAATTCGGCGCGCCAGCCTTCAACAAGTACGGGTTGCCGAAGCTGTGCATGCGCGGCCATGACGTCGAAGAGTTCGTCGGCGTGGTCCGGAGATACGGTGCCAGTGAGGACGTGCAGCGCATCATCGACGCAGCAAAGACACCGCCAGAAGTGGCGAGAATCAACATAGCGAGGGCGTGCGGAACGTGTCTTCTAAAGGCTGCGTAGCCTTTACGTTGCTTTACAGGAAACTAAAACATGGCCGCACTCAAGGACGAGGTGAAGCTGTACATCGTCAACGCGCTGGCCTGTTTCGACTCGCCGACGCAGGTTTCGATAGCAGTAAAGGAAGAATTCGGCCTCGATGTGCCGCGCCAGCAGGTGTCGCTGTATGACCCGAACACTTACGTCGGCCGTAACCTGAGCCAGAAATGGCGGACGATCTTTGAAGAGACGCGGGCCAAGTTCCGCGCCACTGCTGAGGAAATCCCGATTGCCAGCAAGGCATTCCGCTTGCGTGGCCTGGGCCGCCTGGCTCAGAAGGCTGAGAACATGCGCAACTTGCCGCTGGTGGCCAGCCTTTATGAGCAGGCCGCCAAGGAAGTGGGCGACATCTACGTGAACAAGGGCAAGGCCGAGCAGGCCGACCAGGCGCCCACACCTGTCGCCATCACCTTCGGCGTGAAAGACGCCAAGCGCCATGACGACAATCCAGTTTGACCTGAACGTCCCGCAATCGAGCTTCCTGCAGCTGCCGCACAAGTTCAAGGCCTACGTGGCCGGGTTTGGTTCGGGCAAGACGTTTGTGGGCTGCGCTGGCATCTGTGCTCACTTCTGGCAGTGGCCGGGCATTAATCAGGGCTACTTCGCGCCGACCTATCCGCAGATCCGCGACATCTTCTATCCCACGATGGAGGAGGTGGCCTATGCGATGGGCCTGCGAATCAAGGTGAAGCAGGGCGACCACGAGGTCGAGGTGTACGAGGGCCGCCGCTACCGGGGCACGGTTATCTGCCGCTCGATGGAAAAGCCGGAAACCATCGTCGGCTTCAAGATCGGCCACGCGCTGATCGATGAACTGGACGTGATGCCGCTGAAGAAGGCGCAGACGGCGTGGCGCAAGATCATCGCCCGGATGCGCTACAAGGTGCCGGGCCTCATGAACGGCATCGACGTGACGACGACGCCCGAGGGTTTCAAGTTCGTCTATCAGCAGTTCGTGAAGGCCATCCGGGACAAGCCTGAGCTGGCCAGTCTGTACGGCCTGATCCAGGCCAGCACCTTCGACAACGAGCTGAACCTGCCAGACGACTACATTCCGTCGCTGATGGCCAGCTATCCGCCGGCGCTGATCGACGCATACCTGCGCGGCAAGTTCACCAACCTGTCCAGCGGCAGCGTGTATGCCGACTTCGACCGCGCGCTGAACCACACGAACGAGATGATCCTGCCCGGTGAGCCGCTGATGGTGGGCCTCGACTTCAACGTGCAGAACATGACTGCCTGCATCAATGTGGTCCGGGAAGGGCTGCCGCGCACACTGGCCGAGCGCGTGCAAGTGCGTGATACGCCGGCCATGGCCCGGATCCTGAAGGAAGATTTCAAGGACAAAGGCCACCAGGTGAAGATTTTCCCGGATGCGTCCGGCCAGAATACCAGCAGCAAGAACGCCAGCGAATCCGACCTGTCCATCTTGCGCCAGGCCGGCTTCATTCTTGAAGTGAACCACTCAAACCCTGCGGTCAAGGACCGGGTCAACGCCTACAACGGGATGATCCTGAACGCCCAGGGCGAGCGCCGCTGGAAGATCAACACCGACCAGTGCCCGACCACCACCGAGGCGCTGGAGCAGCAGGTGTGGGGCGCCGACGGCCAGCCGGACAAGAAATCTGGCCATGATCACCCGAACGATGCGAACGGCTACTTCCTTGTGAAGCGCTATCCAATCGTAAAGAGCACGACGACCACCGCGCCGCTGCGCATGTAACAACAAGGACTTCCATGACCGATGTACGCACACAATCAGCCGAAGCGGCCAAGCTGAACGAGGATTGCGCGCTGATTGCCGCGCTGCTGGGCGGCACCAAGACCATGCGGGCCGCAGGCAAGAAGTATTTGCCGCAGTGGCCGGGCGAGGACGCTGGAAGCTATGATCTGCGCCTGGCCGTGGCCACGCTGTTCCCGGCCTACGCCCGCACCATCGATGTGCTGTCGGCCAAGCCGTTCAGCAAGCCGGTGACGCTGGGCGAGGACGTGCCGGAACGGCTCAAGCCCTGGCTGCAAAATGTCGACCTGTCCGGCCGCGACCTGCATAGCTTCCTGTCGGAGATCACCCAGGAGGCAATGGGCTACGGCTTTGCTGGCATCTTGGTCGACTTTCCCAAGGCTGGCAACCTGGTCACGAAAGCCGACGAGCAGGCCGCTGGCGTGCGCCCGTACTTCGTTCAGGTGCATGTGCAAAACGTCCTGGGTTGGCTGCCGAAGAATGCGACCAGCCTTGACGGGCTGACCCAGCTGCGGTTGCTGGAAAGCGTGTCCGAGCCGAATGGCGACTTCGACACCAAGGAAATCGAGCAGGTGCGCGTCCTCGGGCGCGGCACCTGGCAGACCTGGCGCCAGAGCGAGACTGGCAGCAAGAAGGAGTGGGCGTTGTACGAAGAGGGCGTCACCAGCCTGAAAATCATCCCATTCGTGCCCGTCTACGGCAAGCGCCTGGGCTACATGCAGGCCACGCCGCCGTTGCTGGAACTGGCGCACAGCAACATCGAGCACTGGCAAAGCAAGAGCGACCAGCAGAATATTTTGCACGTCGCGCGCGTGCCGATCCTGTTTGCCAAGATGCTGGGCGAGGGCGGCATCACCGTCGGCGCCGGCAGTGCAGTTAAGTCGGAATCGCCAGAGGGTGACCTGAAATTCGTGGAGCACGGCGGCAAGGCCATCGAAGCCGGCCGCCTGTCTATCCTCGACCTGGAAGACCGCATGCGCCAGGCTGGCGCCGAGCTGCTGGTGATCAAGCCGGGCAACGTGACCGAGAGCCAGACCCTGGCCGACAACGAGCAGGGCGCATGCGCGTTGCAGAAGATCGCGGGCAACGTTGAGGATGCCGGCGACCAGGCGCTGCAGTTCATGGCTGAATGGGTGGGGGAGGGCGAAGGCGGTCATATCACCATTTTCAAGGACTTCGGCGCCGCATCGCTGGCCGAGGCCAGTGCTGAGCTGCTGTTCAAGAGCGCCGCCAGCGGGAAAATCTCGGGCGAGACGTATTTCAACGAGCTGCAGCGTCGCGGCATCCTGTCGCCGGATCTGGACTGGGAGACGGAGCAAGAGCGCATCCAGTCGGCTTTGCCTGACTTGTTGGGGGTGTAAATGGGCGCGCTCGAAGAGTGGATTGCCGAGATGTTTCTCGTGCATTCGTTGAACCTGCTGCGCTTTTCATCCGGCGCGCAAGAGAAAATCTTGCTGCTGATGGCGGCCATGTCGAAGGAATTGACGGCCAAGCTGAACGAAGGCGAGATATCGACCTACGGCAAGCAGCGCCTGGGCGCGCTGCTGCGCGAGTCGAGCGCGGTGATTTCGTCCCACTACACCGGCATGCAGGCGGAAATGACCCACAACTTGACCGGCATGGTGCGCATCGAGGCCGATTACACGGCCAAGGTGCTGACTCAGGGGCTCAAGATCGAGCTGGGCGCCAAGTTGCCGCCGGCCACCTACCTCGAAAAGCTCGTCGGCGACACGCTCATCAAGGGCGCGCCGTCGGCGGATTGGTGGAAGCGCCAGGCACTTGACACGCAATTCCGCTTCGCCAGCCAGGTCCGACTCGGTGCTGCGCAGGGTGAGACGACGTCGCAGATCGTGTCGCGCGTGCTGGGTAAGAGCGCCAAAGCGGCCGATTCGCCGGCCAACAAGCCGGCATTGCCTGCCACGCCTCCAATGCCAGATTCGAAGGCGCCGCCCGCTGGGCCAGCAACGAAGCCGGGTGCGCCGCCAGCTGATCCAGCCGCCAAGCCGCCTGGCGCCGCGCCGGATCCTGTAGCGCCGGGCGAGCAGGGCATATTGAAAACGTCTGCGGCAAACGCGCGCGCGCTGGTGCACAGCTCGGTACAGGCCGTGGCCAACGCGGCGCGCCTGGCGTCTTTTCAGCAGAATGCGGACCTGATCGAGTGCCTGGTGTGGCTGTCGACGCTTGATTCGCATACCTGCCTGCTGTGCGCCATGCGCGACTTGCACGAGTACTCGCTGGACGACCAGGAGCCGATCAACCATACCCACGAGTGGGCGGGCGGCCCTGGTGCCATCCATTTCAGCTGCCGTTGCGTGCTCAGCACGCGCACCAAGTCATTCAAGGACCTGGGCATCGAACTGGACGAGCCGGGCGAGAGCACGCGACCCAGCGACGGCGGGGCGGTCAGCAGCAAAATGAACTTCAAGGACTTCCTGGCCAGCAAGGGCAAGGCCTGGCGGGCTGAGTACTTGGGCCCGGGTCGCGCCGAGATGTATGAGGCGGGCAAGATCACGCTGAACGACTTGATGAACCTCAAGGGACGAAAGCTGACCCTGGAGGAATTGCAAGCGAAGTACAAATAGTCTGGTAGGAAGAGCGGGCATTGAGGGAAATAGAGTTATTTCCACAAGGCACTATTCAGAAGGTTGCAAAGTTGCTATGATGAAACTTCCTATTTTGAATATGCTCGCCATGACAAATTCTTCTAACTCCGCTCGTTCATCTTACGCTTACGGCAAGCCCCAGTATTTTACCGACGCTGGATACGAATTGAAGGTTGGCGATCACCTGATTGTCAGCCGCACGCTTTATACGCATCACGGCATCTATGTCGGCGAGGGAATAGTCGTCCACTATTCTGGGCTCAGTGATGGCCTGACATCGGGCCCTGTCGTTTTCGATACGCTTGAAACCTTTTCTGGTGGAAGAGAGATAACCGTTCGAGGGTATTCCGCTGCTTCTTTTCAAGGAAAAGAAGTTGTGCGCCGAGCAGAATCGCGCCTTGGCGAGAAGGAGTATGACTTCCATAGTAATAATTGTGAGGACTTTTGTTCTTGGGCGATCACCGGTGAGTCCCGAAGCGCGCAGGTTGACTTTGTTGAGAAGGTAGTGGGGTGTTTCCTGCCTGGAGTTACTTTAGCGGCGACGCTACGAAAGCACTTTTCAAGGAAGAAATTTGCTTCCAGTGATTCAATCAATGATTCTGCTCCCAGCGAAAATAGCGGCTCAGGTTTAGCCACTGGGATGGCTGTAACTGCAGCTGTCGTGGCGTGCTTGCCGGTGTCAACCCCTATCTTGGTGGCCGCGCAAGCATACCGGTGGTTTCGCAAGTAACCTCGTATTAACCCGCTAGGGCGGGGTTTCTGTTCAAAACTACGGCCGCCTGGGCAACCAGGCGGCTTTTTTTATGCCGCAAGCGGACGCGAAGCGGTGCACGGCCGGAAGGCCATTCACAAGGGCGGATGCCCAGAAAGCCACCAAATGAAACTCAAACTCGATGCAAATGGCAATGTCGTTGTCCAGGATGGCAAGCCAGTCTACGTACATGACGACGGGAAGGAAGTCCCGTTCGATGCGGCCGCTGCCGTGCAGAAGATCCAGGGTTTGAATGCTGAGGCAAAGACTCACCGCGAAGCAAAGGAAGCTGCCGAGGCAAAGCTGCAAGCGTTCGCTGGCATTGACGACCCTGCCGCTGCAGCGAAGGCGATCGAACTGATGAAGAACGTCGACGAAGGCAAGTTGGTCGCCGCCGGCAAGGTTGAAGAAATCAAGCTGGCAGCGAAAAAGGCGGCTGAAGAGCAGGTTGCCGCCGCCAACAAGACCCACGCCGACGAGCTGGCCCGCACCAAGACCGAACTGGACGCCATTACCGGAAACCTGTATTCGGAAATGATCGGCGGCAGCTTCAATCGCTCGAAACTCATCGCCGACAAGTTTGCCATTCCGGTTGACCTGGTCCAGGCGCGCTTCGGCCAAGCCTTCAAGGTCGAGGCGGGCAAGGTCGTGGCCTACGACGGCGCAGGCAACAAGATTTTCTCGCGCACGCGCCCCGGCGACCTGGCTGACTTCGATGAAGCACTCGAAACCCTGGTGGATCAGTATCCCTACAAGGATCAGATTCTCAAGGGATCGGGCGCATCCGGCGGTGGCGCCCATCAAGGCGGCGGTGGCGGCCAAAAACAAACGGGCAATCTCGGCGGGACGCGTGAAGAACGTGCCGCCGCTTTTGCTGCTCAATATCCCGAATTAGCGAAAGGCTAAAAAATGTCTCTCTCCCAAATGCAAGTCTTCAACAAGTACATCATGCCGGCGACCATCGAAACGCTGGCGCAGATGGTGGACAAGTTCAACGCGGCCAGTAACGGCGCCATTCGCCTCACTACCGAAGGCTTCGAAGGCGACTTCCTGCAAGAGTCGTTCTTCGCTGCCATCCATTCGGCCCAGCGTCGCGTGAACCGCTACGGCGCAAATGGCGTGGCGGCGTCGACCGACCTGACCCAGTTGAAGCACAACTCGGTGAAGATCGCGGGCGGCTTCGGCCCGATCCGCTTCGAGCCATCGCAGATGACCTGGCTGCACAAGCCGACGGCTGAAGGCATCGAAGTTGCCTCGCGCAATTTCGCCGAAGCGATGCTGGCGGATCAGCTGAACACAGCTATCCTGGCGCTGGTGGCGGCCATCAGCAACAACGCCAACACGGTCAACGATGTGAGCGCGACGCGTGGTGTGGACTACATCGCCATGAATGAAGCCCACGGCAAGTTCGGCGACCACAGCGGCAATCTGGTGGCACAAATCATGAATGGCACGACCTTCCACAAGCTGATCGGCGCCAACCTGGCCAATGCTACTCAGCTGTTCCAGGCGCAAAACGTCCGCGTGGTGGATGTGCTGGGCAAGCCGGTGGTGGTTACGGACGCGCCGGCGTTGTATTCGGCTGCCGTCGGTCCGGCACCTGGCCCTGCCGCACCCGCGAAGTTGCGCGTGCTGTCCCTGGCCGAAGGCGCTGCAACCGTTACCGATGGCTCCGACATCATCAGTAACATCGAAACGACCAACGGTAATCAGCGCATCGAAACGACGATGCAGGTCGATTACACCTTCGGCCTGGGCTTGAAGGGCTACACCTGGGATGAAGCCTCGGGCGGCAAATCGCCTTCTGACGCAGCGCTGGGCACCGGCTCCAACTGGGACAAGGTGGCCACCAGCGACAAGCATACGGCTGGCGTGATCACCATCGGTGACGCGACCAAGTAAGCCAGCGCCGCGCCTCTAATCGGGGCGCGGCTTCTTCCATAAAGCACAAAAAACGGAGTTCCAAATGGAAAAAGATCCGGAAAACATCTGGTATCTGGCAGGGCCGATGTTCCAATACAACGAGGACGTTAAGGCGCTCGCGCGCCAGGCTGGTCTCAAGATCGTCGATGCAAACGTGGCGGTTGATCGCGCCAATGCCGCTGCAGACGTGCCGGAAGTCACGATCAAGGCCGAATATATTGATCAAGGCGCGGGCGAGCGCGTGCCGACCGCAGCCGAGTTGATGGCTGCTCGCGCTGATTTGCTGGCAGCGCACGATGATTTGCAGCAACGCGAACGCGAACTGGCGGCCGAGAAAGAGCGCGTTGCCGAGCAGGCCCGGGCCAATGAGGCCGAAGCGCAGCGCCTGCGCGACGAAGCGGCACGCCTCCAGGCTGCCAAGGATGCCGCCGCTGCCACCGCTTCGCCGCCGGCCGCCACTGCTGCCTCGACCGAAAAGCCAGCCAAAGCCGCCAAAGCATAAATACTGGCCAGCACCTCCCGCCGCGCGCGGGACTTCCACATCAGGACCATCATGCTCATCACTGAAACTGGCGCCGGGCTGGCCGATGCCGAATCCTATGCCAGCGTCGCTGCGGCTGATGCGCGCTGCACCAGCCTGGGCCTGAGTGCCTGGACAGCGCTGGCCGAAGCTGACAAAGAGATTGCGCTGCGCAGGGCCACGCTGTTCATGGCTACCTACCGCACCCGCTGGGCCGGCTGCCGTGTGCATCAGCGTCAGGCACTGGACTGGCCGCGTTACAACGTCGTGGTCGACGGTTTCGCCGTGCCCAGCAATTGCCTGCCGCTGGACGTGGTCAATGCCTGCATCGATCTGGCTGTACGCGCAGGCAGAGGTGAGGAGTTGCTGCCCGACCTCGACACCGGCTCGAACGCGATCAAGAAAGACAAGACCGGCCCACTGGAAACTGAGTACTTCCAGAACACCACGGACGCGCGTGAGCGCTTCGTGGCCGTGGACGCGATCCTGGCGCCTTACTTCGGCTCGGCCGGTGGCGGCAATTCGATCAAGGTGATACGAGGATGAGCGCTTATCCAGTAGTGAAGATCGACGGTTGTTTCGTTGCTGACAACACCTACCGCGACGGCAGCAAGGTATGGATCGTCACCAACCTGATCGCACGCGCTAAGGACTTGGTGCCGTTCGACCTGCCGCTGGCGGCGATCTACTCCGGCAGCGAGGTCTGGACCCCTGTCGGTTCGGCCTACGGCATCGCGCACCACGTGCGCCGCGCGCTGGACGTCAACACCGAGTATCCGATCATTCTGTGCCAGCAGGGCTTCATCATGGACGGCTGGCATCGCGTGCTACGTGCCCTGATCGACGGCAAGACCACGATCAAGGCCGTGCGCTTCGTGGAGACGCCGCCGTATGACTACTTGAAAGCACCATAGGCTATGACCGATTACAGCAAAACCGCCTCGCGTGCCGACCAGTCCCTGCGTCGCAAGGGCGGCATTGTGGTGCTGCGCCGGGTCGTGACCGATCCATATGATCCAGACCTGGGCACAGCGCCCAGCACGACCACCGATTACGAAGGCACGGGCGTCAAGATCAACTACGAGGCTGAAAACATCGACGGCACGCTGATCCAGGCGGGCGACCAGAAGCTGTTGCTGTCGCCGCTGCAGCGCAATGGCCAGGCCATGCCGGCGCCAACCACAGCCGATCTGGTCCTGTTCGGCGGCGCCAGCTACACCGTGAAAACCGTCGAGACGACTGCACCGGTTGACGTGGCAGTGCTGTACACGCTTCAACTTAGGGGGCTTTGATGGCAAATATGTCGTTTTCCATGCAGATCGCCGAATTCATCGCCAAGACCAAGGCCAATCAGGACTTGGTGGTGCGCGCCATCACCATGAAGATCGACAACAAGCTGGTGCAGCGTTCGCCGGTCGGTGACGCCAAATATTGGAAGCACAAACCGCCACCAGGCTACACCGGCGGCCGTTTCCGTGCGAACTGGCAGCTTTCCATCGGCTCGCCTGTTGCTGGCGTGCGCGGCCTGATCGACAAGGACGGCAGCGCGACGATTGCCGCGCACGGCAGCGTCATCAGCGCGGCGAAGGCGGGCGACGTGATCTATCTCGTGAACAACCTGCCTTATGCGAAGCGCATCGAGGAGGGCTGGTCGCGCCAGGCGCCCGTCGGCGTGGTGATGCTGACGGTCGTGGAATTCCGCACCATTGTGGACAATGCTGTGAACGGCGTGCGCGACGGCACCACCGCAAGCGAGTTCGCCCAAGGCTATTCGAGCTATAAATTATGAGTCAATCAACAATACGCGCTGCGCTGGAGGTGGCCCTGGCCAGCCTCGCGCCAGCCATCGACGTCGCTTGGCAGAACGTGCCATACACGCCAGTCACCGGTCGGCCGTACCAAGCGGCCTATTTGCTGCCGGCGGAACCGGACAATCATTCCTTGGGCGACGGCTCGCGCCAGGAGCGCGGCATCTTTCAGGTCAGCCTGATGTATCCGTCAGGGCAGGGCACCGCCGCCGCCGGCGCGCGCGCTGAAATGGTCGCGGCGCTATTTAAACGCGGCGCAAGCTTCACGAAGGGCGATGTGACCGTGCAGATTGAGCGCACGCCTGAAATCGCCGACGGCCGCGAGGACGGCGACCGCTGGATGGTCCCTGTCAAGATCAGGTATTTCTGCAACCTGTAACCCGCATCACCCCACACAGATCGCCTCGGCGGTCTTTTTTTTCGACCAAAGAAAGGCAATCCACACCATGACCACTGCAAACGGCATCGACAGCCTGCTCGTTATCGGCAAGCAAACTGCGGAAGGCACGAAGGCGCTGGCCGCCGCCGGCCGCCTCTATCCGCGCGTGACCGCGACGTTCGACACGGACGCTGACAAGTATTCGAGCAACGAGATTGACCCGAGCCAGCAACAGAGCGATACCCGCCTGGGCAACTTCCGCACCTCCGGCGCCATCAAGGGCGAGGCGAGCTGCGGCACCTACACCGCATTGCTGGCCGCGCTGCTGCGTCGCGACTTCACCGCTGGCGGCGTCACCACGGCGCAGAACACCATCGCATCGGGCGCAACGGGCCTGACGCGCAGCGCCGGCTCGTGGCTGGCAGACGGCCACCGCGCCGGTACCGTGGTGCGCATCAGCGGCCTGCTGACCACTGGCGCCGCCAACAACGGTAAGAATTTCTTCGTGACCTCGGTGACTGCCTTGGTATTGGCAGGTCAGTTCATGGACGGCTCGGCGATGACGGTCAAAGCCGCTGGCGATCCTGTGACCGTGACCGCGACCGGCAAGCGCAGCTTCACGCCGCTGACCGGGCACACCACGGACTGGTTCACCGCGGAAGTTCAGGATCCGGGCATCGCCGTCAACCGCTGCTTCATCGACCAGCTGGTCAGCAAGGTCGATATCGCCGTGCAGCCGAACGGCATCACGAGCATGGACTTCACCCTGATGGGCAAGCTGGAAGGCGCGACCACGCCAGCGGCGTACTTCGCGGCGCCCGCCGCCACGCCCGGCACCGGCAAGTTCTCTGGCGCCACCGCGATGCTGTCGGTCGCCGGCATCCCGTCGCAAATTTGCACGGGCATGTCGCTGTCGCTGGACGGCCAGGTCAAGATCGATCCGGTGATCGGCTCCAAGTTCGCCACGGCCGCCTCGCGCGGCAAGGTGCTGGGGAGCGGCCAGTTCACGGTGCTGATGCAGGATTCGGCATACATCGATTACTTCAAGCAGGAAGTCGAGCTGCCACTGGCCTACGCCATGGCAGCCAGCACGGCGCCGCTGGCCGAAGTCATGGCGATCGCCATGGGCCGCATCAAGATCACCTCGGCCAAGGTCGATGATGGCGAGAAAAACAAGATTATCACTTGCGCTTTCGACATCCTGCGTTACCAGGGCGCCGACGCGCAGTACGAAGCAACCACCGTGGCCTTCCAAGACACCAGTCTGTAAGCCATTGCCCGGCCGCGCGCCGGGCTTCCTTTTTGGCGCAAGCCAACCCCAGCACCGACCGGTCGCTGTCGCCTTCGTGGGCGCGGCGGCCGGCACGGGCATTGTTTATTACCCACGAAAGGCACTACCCATGAACACCACTCAAGCACCTGCAGTCCTGAACGCTGCTCAAGCCCTGGCCGTCGCTGGCTTCGATATCTCCAACCTGTCCGCGCCTGCCGCGCGCGTGACCTTTGACGTGCCAGTGATCTTCGATGCCGACGGCGAGCCCGTGGCCGGCATCAAGATCGTCGGCAAGAATTCTGACGAATACCGCAAGGAAAGCCACGCTGTGCGCGCCGAAGGCTACAAGAAGTCGGCCAAGCGCAAGACCGCCATTGATGCGTCGACGGATGAGGGTGCCGATCAGCTGGTGCACGTCATCGATGACAACCAGAAGCGCCTGGCCGTGGCCGTGGCCGTCGACTGGTACGGCTTCACCAGCAACGGCGCGCCGGCTGCGTTCGACAAGGACATGATCGCCGCGGCGTTCGACAAGTACCCGACCTGGCAAGACCGCGTGACGACCGCCCTGGAAAACGACGCCAATTTTTTGAAGGTCTAACCCAGGCCCTGTTGCTGTACGCCGATCATCTGTTTGATCGCGCGGCAGCGGCAGGCGATGGCAACGCCAAGGGCGATCACCTAGACACCGCCCGGCAAAACCCGCTCTACCGGGCGCCAGAGGCACCGGCGGTGCCGCAACTGCCGCCCGAGCTGGCCTATATCTGGACCTGGTTCACCCAGCTGAACCAGAAACGCCAGTGCGGCATGGCCGTGAATTCGTTGACCAGCGCTGAAATACTAGCCTGGCAGGCGCGCCACGGCGTTCGCTTCGATCCGTTCGAAGAGGGCGTGATCGATCGCCTCGATGCGCTGTTTATTTATCACCAAAACAAGAAGCCGTAGTGCCTGCGGCGGATTCGCGGCTCAATTTTATGCCACGAAACTTTGTAAGTATTAATGCGATTAAGAGTGAGGAGGTGAGTATGGAAAGCGGTGGAGGTGTGTTGGGCCTCAGGTTGTCACCGGAGGCTCAAATCGAGGTAGCTGCTTTTTCGCAGCGACTTTTAGCTCTTTCGGAAGAGTCCGGCGAACGTCTTTTGAACAAGTTCCTTAGCTTGCTTGACGGCGCTCTCTTGAAGGTCGACATACCTAGCAGCGTTTCCACACCCAGCGCAGGAGATCATGTCATCGGGCTTTGGGTCACTGGGTATTGCGAACTTGTCACTTCCGCAGCTGTCGCAGATGAACGTAAGGCGTGAGTCCATCGGCACTCCGTTATGGGCATTCGGGCAGGCTTAGCAGATTGTTGGGTTGCTCTCCATCATTCTGAGTTTTGAGGTATTTGTTGCCTGCAGCGCTAGTGGCAACAATTACCCGAACAGTTTGGCCATTTACTGAAACATAAAAGCTGTACTTGCCAGTCTCGATGTCAGCGATGGCTTGAGGAACGGATAACTTCCATTTCGCTCCGTCAGGATTAACACCGCCGACATTTTCGATGCGGTCGTGTGCGCTGGCCCTGTTGGTCTTGTTGATGCAGGAGATGCGGTGGTCGGACATATTGGTAATCCATGTTGATTGTTGGAATACTAATCCTACAGGTTTACTTTCCGGCAACTCTATCGCATTGTCACTGGAGAAGCGCGCTTTTTTGCCACAACTTTTGAGCAATCAGGGTGGGTGACAGTGCTGCACGGGAGCGCTAGGATGGTCGTGCACATACCACAAGAGCACCAAGAAGTCGTGCGAACTGTTCCGCATGACTTTGCTGTTTCGTGTGTGTATTGTTGTTGCGTGGTAGACGATACGGTGCAAATTTCGGCGGGCATTTGGAGATTGGGCAGGTGCGGTGGTAGTTAGGATGGCGTGGCTGCTGGACACGGTGTCCATCGCCAATGCAAAGGGTCGGTCAAATTGACCGACCCTTTGATGATTTGCGGGTGACTATAAGTCCCTTGCAAACGATGGTGTTGCATTGCAATGCAACTTTATGGATTTTTTTTAGGCACAGGCGGGTGTACTTGTACACCTTCGATGGCTTTTTTTTGCGGGGAGCGCGTCACTCGTTTTGTCGGTAAAGGGTCTGTCGATACGGAAGACCCTTGTGGCGATGCAGGGATGTCCGTATTGGGATTGCCTGGCCACTCCTTTGGCACGATCGAACCAAGCAAACTTGCAATACCTAACAATTCAGTTATGTCGCTTTCGTCGTAATCGATTCGGTGAACCGACTTTGACAACAATCGATCAGTCACTGCGTACTCGCGCTCTGTTAGGCCAAAGGACTCAGGTGGATGCTGCTCAAGTAGTCGCTTTGATAGTGCTGCAAGCACTCCAGCAAATAGTCCTTGAGAGTCTGCCAAGCGAAGCGCGAGCTCGAAAATCGGAGCGACGCTATCTTGCTTTGGCCCGATTTCAAATGACGCTTCTAAGCGTTGCGCAATTTCGTCGTTGGGGAGAGTACTGTTTTCGACTGCGGCCCGCCGTATTTTGTTGTAAAGCTTGTTGGGTATGGAAATTTTCAGCTGTGCAGGGTCAAGCGCCAAGGGGTCACTTCCAAGCGTTAAGGTAAGGCGCCGGAGGATCTCCGCTTGAAGAGAGCGGCCCGCGAGCTTCGCATCTGACTCAAGGCGCGCACGTAGCTCTTCTGGCATGCGGAGGGGATATGGTGTTGTCTGCGATGGCTTTGTCATTCGTGCATTGTGCACGATGAGTCTTATTGGATCAAGAATCTACTTGACTCTGAGTCTATAAGAGTCTAAAGTTGATTCATCTACACAAGGGAGAATTTATGAGTCAACAGGTGAGCGCGTATCCTTTGCGGATGCCTCCAGATTTGCGCGCTTGGCTTGCGTGCGAAGCAGGTGTGAATGGCCGATCTCTGAATAACGAGATCGTACAAAAGTTGAAAGAATGCAGGGATAAGGAAAAGAAGAATGTTGCGCCGTAAAGAAAAACCCCGAACGATCCTGGCAGATGGGTTCGGGGCTTATGTCAACCAGTTGAAAGGTTTAACGGAATGAATACTACCATGACACCCTTGGTGTTTCAAGGCGAATCCTTGAAACCATTGTCGCGCACAGGTCAAATCTGGCTTCGCATGTCCGAGATTGAGCTGGCACTTGGGTATGCTCAAAAGGGCAGTGCCCTGGCGAAGATTTTTTTGAAACACGCTGACGAATTCACGGCCACCATGACCAAAGTGGTCAAGTTGGCGACGGCGGGCGGCAAGCAATCCGTACGCATCTTCAGTCTTCGCGGTGCGCATTTGCTGGCCATGTTTGCCAGGACTGATACTGCCAAGGCTTTCCGCGTGTGGGTGCTGAATATCCTGGACGCGGAGATCGAGCGCCAGCGCCAAGCTGCGGCGCCGGCGCGCATCGTCGGCGATCAGCTGGCAGCACTGAAAGAGATTTGCCAGCGTCGTGTCATGGAAAAGGTCAACGAGATTCCCGACATGATGAATCGCGGCAGGGTGATCGAGCCCACGTTCCGCAATATGACGTCGGCCCTGTTGCGCAAGTTCAATATCGAGGCCATCGAAGATTTGCGCGCCGATCAGTTTCCGGTTGCCCGTGAATTCATGGAGACCGTGCCCACTACTTGGGAAATCGTTGACGAGGAGCAGGTCCAACCGGCCAACTACCACTATCCGATTGCGGCAGCCGATCCGCATGATCGCGACGAGCGCTTCGGTGACGGCATGCTGTCGCCGAAGGTTCTGATGGACCCGCGCAATCGCGCCCTGGAGGTGGAGTTGCTGGACCAGTTGGCGCGCGACGGCCATGACGTTTCAGGTGCGCGAATCCGCGTCACTGCGATGCGCGAAGGTCTGGCCCGATACCTGCGCGCTCAAACGCGCATGGATAACTGGCAGCAACGGCTCACTGCATTGGTCGATGAGTTGGATGCATATAAGCGCGAGCAGGGCTTGGGTGTTCTGTTTGACCGGGCGCCTAATCCGAATAGTCCGCTGGAGCGTGACGTGTATAGCGCTCAGCTTGCCGCGCTTGGAGTGCCAGCATGAGCGCGCCACCGCGAGGAGCGGAACTGGAGGCAATTCGCGCAGTCGAGGCTGAATCACTGCCGGCACTTGTGTGGGGCGGGGTAAAGGTAATTACTACGGAGCTGCTAGCGCAGATGTATGGCACTGATGTAAAAAATATCCAAATGAACCACACGCGCAACTTGGCGCGGTTCGAGCAGGGCGTGCACTTCTTCAAGGTGTCGGGTAAAGCACTGGCAGATTTGCGACCAACTTTAAGTGGGTCACAAATCTCAGCAAAGACTCGCTCCCTCATGCTTTGGACTGAGCGAGGCGCCGCACGCCACGCCAAGATGATCGAGACGGATCAGGCGTGGGGCGTGTTTGCTGCCCTCGAAGACCATTATTTCCAGCGTCGTGAAGGTCGTCTTGCTGATAAAGGTATCGAAGAGCCAGAACTCAGCTCGGTGCGTGACCGCGAGCCGCTGCTAATCGCTGCCGTTCGTGCCATGGTGAAGCATCGATTGCCGTTCCACAAGGTTTACCAGACTATGAATTTTTATGCGGGCTCTCCCAGGTTTGCAGTTATGACCAAGGCTCAGGTCGTGGAAGCTGAGCAATTTATTGATCGACTTCTCCTTGGCAACGATACACGCGCCGACTGGGTAAGGATCGGCTCGAACAAGCAAGAGCTGACCGGCGCCGATGACCAGCCCGACCTGCTTGGCTTTGAAATCCCAGGAACGCTGGCTGGGTCAAAGAAGAAATAAAGACATAGCCTATGGCAATAGCCGCCCGCAGAAATGCCGGCGGCTGTTGGTGCTGGTGTAAGATTGCCTCCTTGAAAACAGGAGGGCATGTGAGGCAATTTTTCTTTGCATTTATGGTGGGTGGCTTATGTCTTGGCAGCGCTGCGGCTGCACCGAGTGATGGCTATTGCCTGATGGTCGGGGAGTTGGCTGAGGGTTATGCAAGGACTATGGAAGCCGGTGGTACCGAGCAAGATATAAAAGACTACACCAAAAGAAATGCACCTAAGCGAACCAAGATGCCGACCAATGAAGAGATAAAGAACGAGTTGGCGAAAGAGCTATTATTCGAAAACGTTGCAAGATATGTATTTACAGTCAAGTTAGATTCAAAGGGCGCTCGCTTGGTAGGCTATAAAAAATGCTTGGCAGGAGATTTTAGTTATTAGTTTGGCCAGCTAAAGCTGGTTCAAGCGACCGCAGCCACCTTAGGGTGGCTTTTTTTACGACCACAGCCCGCCTTGAGCGGGTATTTTTTTGGGTGATCTATGCCAGACATTGCCGAACTAGGACTTTCGATCGACACGCGCCAGTTGGAGCAGGGCGCCCAGGCAATGGATCGCCTTGGCACCGCCAGCGAGAGTGTCGAGAAGAAGGTGGGCAGCGCGACGACGGCAGTTGAAAAGCTTGGGAAGGCCAGCGCCGATGCCAAAGGCAAAACTGCGGAAGGTGCAGCTGCCGTTGATGCGGTCGGCGAGGCCGGCGCGCGCGTGGTGCAAAAAGTGGAGGCGGCAACCACCTCCATCGACGCAATGGGTGCCAGCGCTACTCGTATCCGTACGGTCTTCCTTGGCGGCAGCAACACGCTCGACGGCTTCATGGGGGCATCGATGGGCGTTTGGCGTAGCAGTGAGGCCGCCGCCGCTGGGATTGATAGTCTCGGCAATGCCACCGAGCGTACTTGGAAGAAGCAGGCTGACTACAACGGTGCGATGGCCGACACGACCCGCATCATGCGGCAGGCCGCCGACGCAGCTCGGACCCTGGAAGAGTCCAATCACAGAATGCTGATGCAGCTGCAGCGCGAGATCGATACTTTCGGAATGGCACGCGGTGAACTGGAGCGCTATCGCGCTGCCGAATTGGGCTTGGGTAGCGCGGCCCAGACCAAGGCAGCGGCATTGGGCAATAGCATTGATGCCATGCATCGCGAGGAGCGGGCTGCCCGCGACGCCGCTGGCGCACAGGATCGGGCAGCAGCCGCTGGCGATCGTTTTATCAAGAGCTTGCAGGATCAAGTGGCCACGCTGGGTATGACGACCCAGCAGCTACAAACCTACCGCGCCGCCCAGTTGGGCGTATCCGACGCCGCTTCACCGCTGATCAACAAGCTGGCCGAGGCCGGCGCTGGCGCGAAGTCGGCCGGTGGGCACATGGAGGGATTGAGCTTCCAATCGGCGAGCGCCAAGCGCGAACTGCTGGTGCTGGCTCACGAGCTGAGCCAGGGCCAGTTCCAGCGCTTTGGTGGCTCGATGCTCGTTTTGGGTGAGCAAACTGGCGCCGCCAGTCTTTTGTTTAGCGCTGCTGGCTTGGCGGTGCTGGGCCTGGCGGCGGCTATTGCAACGGTCGGGTATGCCATGGTCAAAGGCGCAGGCGAGCAGCGTCAAATGAATAATGCCTTGATCTCGACCAATAACTATGCCGGCGTGACCAGCGACAGGTTGAACGAGATGGCGCACGCGGCAACCGAGGCGGGCGGGAGTATCCGTGAGGCTAAAAAGGTCGTTACGGAGCTGGCCGGCACAGGCAAATTTACAGGCGACCAGATTGCCTACATCTCCGATGCGATCATCGCGCTTAAGCATGCAGGCAGCAGCACCATTAAGAAAACCATTGCTGAATTCGAATCACTGGCAGTGCAAATGACGGGTAATGGCGCGCGCTCGACGGAAGCAATTACCCGTGCCGCGTTGAAGCTTGACGATACTTATCACTTTTTGACAATCGAAGTATTTGCACATATTCGCGCATTGGAAAAAGAAGGTGAGCAAAAGGCGGCATCCGCTGTGGCGACGGAAGAATTTGCAAAGGCCACGAAAGACGGTGCTGAAAAAATGGCAAAAAATCTTGGGTCGGTAGCAACCGCTTGGCATGCCGTCACGGAAGCTATTGGAGAGGCAATGTCTGCGATGGGAGATTTTGCCAAGAAAGGATCTTTAGCCAAGGACGTGGACAATTACAGCTTTCGCTTGGGTCATTTTGACCAGCAGCTGAAAGAAAGCAATGTTCGGCTGGGTCGGGCTCCAGATGATATTTCGCCAGAAATGAATGCTACTCGCACCAAAATTGTATTGGGATTGACCGCCGCCGTTGAAAAACTGAATATTGCCGATGCCCAAGCTATTGCACAGGGCGATGAACAGCAGAAAAAATCAGCTTTGATGCATGACATGCAGCGCATGCTGGCGGCCGACGATAAGCGCAAGGAGGAATCCCTCGGCCGCCTGAATGTTGAACTGGAGAAGAACCGGAGGACGCAGCAAGGGCTGATCGATCTGAAATCGGAAGACCCACTTATTCAAGCGATGATAACGCCGGAAGCCATCGAGGCGCGCCGACTGGCAACAATCAAAGAGTTTTCGAAGAAGCCGGCCGGTGTAAGGGCCGACCAGGTCGAAAACACTCAACTTGCCGACCAGATTAAGCAGTATGAGAAAGAGGCCGCGACCGCGAAGGCCCATTACGACGCATTGGGCAAGCTTGACGACATGTATTTAAGGGGTGGCGAACTGTCTGTGCAACAGGCATACGAGAACAAGCGCTCATATGCAACCAAAACATATGAAGCCCAGATTGATACGTATGACCTGGAGCTCGATGCATTGACCAGCCACAACAGCCGTACCAACGGCGAGGCTGCGAAACACGAAAAGCAGATCAACGAGATCCTCGGAAAACGTGACGCGGCCGAGAAAGCCTTCTTTGACGAGAGCTTCCGTCGGGACGAAGAGGAGCGCCTGCGCCAGGCGGCCATCGCCACTGCCGCATCCGATGCTGCAAACAAGGAAATCGCCGCCATTAACGCCCAGGTGGCTGCTGTTGAGGAGCAAATTCGCACCTACGGCTTGTTGCCGGCGCAAAAGACCGCTTTGGCAGTCGCTGACCTTGAAGAGCAAAAAGCTGCTCTTGCAAGTTTCGAGGGCAATGAGAAGGTCATCGATGGCATCAATCGCAAGATCGAAGCGATGAAACGCCTTGGCATCGTGCAAGGCAGGGCTTCGACGCAAGAGCAGGGCGGCGACGTGGCCAAAGCCAAGGAACTGCTGGACATCCTGACGGCTGTCGACACCGCAACGAAGTCGGCAGCGCAAGGTATGACGGCGTCGTTCGGCGCGGTCGGCACTGCCATCGGCGGGTTGACGACGGCCTTGTCTGGCTATGCCGTGCAGCAGCAGGCAATCGCTGCCCAGCTGGCCGCCGCCACCAAGGATGCCTATGGCGACCCGACCAAAGTCGCCAAGGCCCAGGCCGCTGCCGCCCAACAGGGCGCCCAGGCCCAGATCAAATCCTATGGTGATATGGCCAGCTCGGCCAAGGGATTTTTCAAAGAGAACACCGCTGGCTATCGGGCAATGGAAGGCGCTGAAAAAGCTTATCGTGCCGTGGAAATGGCTATGGCGATTGAATCGATGGTGAAAAAACTGTTCGCCGTTTCCGCTGTCACGACAGCTACGGTGGGTGGCGAGGTGGCAAAAGCGGCTGCGGTTCAAGCTGGCGTGGCGACGCAGCTGGCTGCCGATACCGTCAAAGGCACATCCGCTGCCGCCGTGGCGGTCGCTACGCAAGCGCAGGGTGATCCTTACAGCGCTTGGATTCGCATGGCAGCGATGGCTGCGGCGATGGCAGCGCTGGGCTTCGCAGTATCTGGTGGCGGTGGGTCGGACACAACTGCCAAGGACCGCCAGGCCGCCACCGGTACCGGATCCATCCTGGGCGACTCATCCGCGAAATCCGAATCGATCGCCCACAGCCTGGCCATCATGGAGAAAAACTCCGGACTGGGCCTGGCGCACACCATTTCGATGGATTCGTCCCTCAAGCAGATGGTGGCCGGCATCGGCAACTTATCCAGCCTGCTGGCGCGGTCTGGTGTGACTGCTGCTGGCGGCGGCGCTGCGGCGGGGGTGCAAACTGGCACGACCACGCTGGGCGGCAGCCTGGGCATGGCTGCCGGCACGCTGGCTGGCGGCGTCGGCGGCGCGGCACTCGGCACTTATCTGGGGATGGGCATGGCGGCCATTGGCGGTCCGCTGGGCTTGGCCGTTGGTGCTATGCTCGGTTCGGTGCTCGGTGGCGTCGTGTCGAAACTGTTCAACACCTCGACCTCGATCAAGGACCAGGGCATCACCGGTAAGGCCATGTCGCTGGGGAATGTGGATGCGCTGGGCTTTACGGCCCAGGCGTATGCCGACGTCAACACCAAGAAAAAGGCCTTCGGCATCAGCTACAGCAGCAAGGACAGCACTAAAACGGCTGCGCTGTCGGATGAAATGAACGATCAGTTCAGCATGATCATCACCAGCATGGGCGACACCATCCGCAGCGCAGCCGACGTGCTGGGCCTGGGTGGTGCTGCGTTCAATGCGCACCTCAATTCGTTCGTGGTGGACCTGGGCAAGATCTCGCTGAAAGACTTGTCGGGCGAAGAGCAACAGAAAGCCCTGGAGACGGCGTTCTCGAAAATGGGCGACGACATGGCCAAGTTTGGCGTGGCCGGCCTGGCGCAATACCAGGCAGTGGGCGAGGGTTATCTGGAAACGCTGGTGCGCGTCACCAACGACTACATGCAGGTCTCCGACGTGCTGGCCGTGCTGGGCAAGTCCTTCAATACCACAGGCCTGGGCGCTGTGGCGTTGAGCGAAAGCCTGATCGCGGCGGCTGGCGGCCTTGACAAGCTGACCAGCGGTACCGGCTTCTTCGTCGAAAATTTTCTGTCGGAAGCGGAGCGCATGGCACCGATCACCAAGTCGGTGAACGATGCCATGGGCAAGTTGGGCGTTTCAGGCGTGACCACGGTTGACCAGTTCAAGGCCTTGGTGCTGGCGCAGGACCTGAGCACGGCGGCCGGCCAAGCGATGTATGCGCAGCTGATCGCCATCGCCGAGCCGTTCAAGAAGGCCGCCGACTACGCTGCCGAACTGGCTGCCGCAACTGGCGAGTATGCAGCGGTGCTCAAAACAGCGAACGAAATTGCCAGCGAACACCGTGACCTGCAGCAGCAGCTCAACGAATTGACGAAAAGCGAAACGGAACTGCTGGCCATCCAGCGCTCCAGCATCGCCGCCGTCAACCGTGCGCTCTTCGACCAGGTGCAGGCGGCCAAGGCTGTTGTTTCGGCCAAGGACGCACTGGGCAAGGCCTACGACAGAGAGGCGGCAGCGGCCCAGACGGCGTTGGATAAATCGAAGTCGTGGGTGTCCACCCTCAACGGCCTGAACGCCAGCATGGCCCTGGGCAGCCAGTCCATCCTGACGCCAGAGCAGAAATATGCCGAGGCGCGCGCGCAGTTCGAGAAAACCCTGGCGGCGGCCAATGCCGGCGACACGGCGGCGCAGTCCGGTCTGTCGGCTGCCGAACAGGCCTTCCTGACGGCTTCGCAGGTAGTCAACGCCTCGGACGCCCGCTACGCGGCAGATTACGCCCGCGTGGTGGCGGCCAACAACGAGGCGCTTAAATGGGCCTCGGCGCAGGTCGACGTGCAGCAGGCCAGCCTGGACGCGCTCAAGGCCCAGGTGTCGGGCCTGATCACCATCAACGACAGCGTGCTTACGGTGGCGCAAGCCATCGCCAACCTGCAGGCGGCGATGGGCACGGCGACCGGCCTGGGCGTGAAGTTCGACGGTTCCCATTCCGGCGGCCTGGCCAACGTGCCGTTTGATGGCTATGCGGCCGAGCTTCACCGCGGTGAAGTGGTGGTGGATGCGCAAGCTGCCTCTGCAATGCGCCGTTACTTCGGCGGCGCACCGAGCCAGGGCGGCGGGAACACTGACGCCCTGGTGGCCGAGATCAAGGGCCTGCGGGAAGAGGTCAAAGGGCTGCGCGCCGATCAACAGGCGCAGACCGGCGCCACCATCCAGGCCACCGTCGAATCGAACGACAAAGCGGCCAAGACCGTCGTGGCAGGTGTCGACAAATCCGCCAAGGCATCCGTCTGGGCGCAACAAGTGGGGCATTCCGCATGACCGATGCACATTTTTTAGAATGGCTGAAGGACGATACAGTCCATCGCACGGCGCTGGTCGAGGTGCAGGTGAGCGTGGCTGGTGAGGAGGTGACTCGGTACATCGCATCCCGTTCGTATGTCACCGGTCCGCTGGAAGTGCCGCCCAACACGGCGTATCTGGCGCTGGTCACGGGTGGCCTAGCCTTTACGGAACAGATCAGTCTGACGAGCGATGCGGGTCTATCGAGTGGTGATATCGAGTTGGCCAATACCGATGGCTCGCTCGACGGCTGGCTGGCCGACGTCTGGCGCAATCGGCCGATCAAGGTCTGGTTCGGCGACCTTCGCTGGCCGCGTGCGGACTTCCGCCTGGTCTTCGATGGCCTGGTCGCCGATGCCAGCAGTGCCGGACCCGAATCGATCAACCTGGCGTTGCGCGACAAGATGGGGCGCCTGGACACGCCGATTACCGAGGCCAAGCTGGGTGGCACGACGCCCAACAAGGATGTGACCTTGCCGGTACCGTTTGGCGAATGCCACAACGTCACGCCCTTGCTGACCAACCCGGCCACGCTGGAATACGGATTCCTTGGTGTCGTCGAGTCGAGCTTCGAGGTGCGCACCAATGGCAAGCCGATTGCCGTGGCCTTGAACGACCAAGCCGGGCGCTTTAACCTGACCACGCCACCCTATTCGGCAGCGATCACGGTCAGCGTGCAGGGCGACAAGGGCGGCGGCTACGCGCCGCGCATCGCGCCACTGGTGCAGCGCATCGCCACTGCCTACGGCAAGGTGGCTGACCGCTTCACGCTGGCCGACCTTGACCTAGCCAACCTGGCGGCCTTCGATGCCGCCCACCAGCAGCCGGTCGGTCTGTACGTGGCGGACCGGATGAACCAGGCGCAGGCCATCCAGCAACTGGCGGCGAGTGTCGGCGCGCAGGCGGTCATGTCGAGCACTGGCCAGCTGCGCCTGGTGCAGATCGCGTTGCCGGCTGCTGGTGTACCGGTTGAAATCGGCCCCGCGCAGATGATCCAGGGCTCGCTGCGCCAGGCCGCGCGCCTACCTGTGGTGGCGGCCGTCAAAATCGCCTATGACCGGAACTACACGCTGCAGCCCAGCCTGAACACCAGTATTCCGGCCGAGCATGCCGACATGTATGCCACGGAATGGCTGACGGTCACGGCGGTCGACGAGACGGTACGCACGCGCTACCGCTTGACCGATGACCCGCCACAGATCGAAACCTACCTCAAGGACGAGACGGATGCGGCGGCGGAAGCGGCCCGGCGCCTGGCGCTGAACAAGGTGCAGCGCACCACTTACGAATTTGAAGGAACGCCCGAGATGATGATGCTGGAACTGGGACAAGCTGTGGTGCTGCGCAATCGGCGCTACGGCCTGCAGAATGGTGTGGCAGGCGTGGTCGTGCTGCTTTCGCGCCGGTGGCTCGATTGCCGTGTGACGGTGGGAGTGCTGGTATGAGCGCCATCGTGGGGACGCGTGACAAGCGCCTGCAGGCGTCGGCTGAGCGTTTCAGTAGCACCGCCGACGGCAAGGCCATCCTGATGTCCGGCGCCACGCCCGTGTTTCGCGTCGACAGCAGCGGCGCCGGGTCGCCCGCTTCGATTGCCATCACGGCCAAGCCCGTGAATGTGGTGGGCGATATCGTCTTTACGGTGTCGGCCGGCACGACGCTGGTAATTGACGGCAACGTGGCCACGGTCAACTTTGCGGGTATGACCACCGACACGGTCACGGTGCAGGCGCGCATCCGCGAATTCGACGTCGACTATATTGCCAATTACATCATCAGTAAGGTCTTCGACGGCGTCAGGGGTGACACCGGCCTGGCCGGCTTGAACACGGGCCAGGCCTTCGCCTACAAGCGCGCGGCGGCCGCCCCTACTGATTCGCCGGGTGACGTGATCTTTACTTTTGCCACGGGCAGCATCACGACGCCTGCCGGCAACGACCTGGCGAATGGCTGGTCAAAGAATATCCCGGCTGGTTCGGCGCCCTTGTACGTGCGCGTGGCCGCTGCCAGCTCGCGCAATGCCACGGACAATATTGTCGCCAACGAGTGGTCGTCGGCCGTGCTGCTGGTCAGGGACGGCGCCACCGGTGCTGATGGCACGAACACGGCACAGGCCTTCGCTTATAAGCGGGCGGCATCCGCGCCCGTCGACTCGCCCGGCGAGGTGGTCTACACGTTCTCCAGTGCAGCCATCACCACGCCGGTCGACAACGACCTGGCCAATGGCTGGACCAAGACCATCCCGGCCGGCACGGCGCCGCTGTACGTGCGTGTGGCAGCGGCCAGCTCGCGCAGCGCCACCGATGCCATCGCCGCCAACGAATGGACGGCCGCCGTGCTGCTGGCCCAGGATGGCACGCCTGGCCAGAACGGTGTGAACGTGGCGCCCGTGCGTATCTATCAGCGTGCCGCCGTCAATGTGGCGCCGGAGCTGCCGAGCGCGGCCTGTACGTTCACTTTCGCCACGGGCGTGCTGACGGGCCTGAGCAATGGCTGGTCGACGCAGGTGCCGACCGCAGGCGGCGCCTACCTCTTCACTTCGGGCGCCACGGCCGCGTCAATTGCCGCTACGGATGACATCCCAGCGGCAGAATGGGCTGCGGCGACACGCATGGCGGCCGACGGTGCAGTTGGTCTGGATGGCCTGAATGTGGCGCCGGTGCGCATCTACCAGCGCGGCGCGACCAGCATCGCGCCGGAGCTGCCGAGCGCGGCATGCACGTTCACCTTTTCCACGGGCGCGCTTGCCGGCCTGAACAACGGTTGGTCGACGCAGGTGCCGACGGCGGGCGGCGCATACCTGTTCACCTCGGGCGCCACAGCAGCGTCGCGCACGGCGACCGACGACATCGCCCCTGGCGAATGGACGGCCGCTGCGCGCCTGGCAGCCGATGGCGTGACGACCTACACTTGGGTGAAGTATGGCGATACCGCTGCAGGCGGTGGATTCTCCGATTCGCCCGTGGGCATGAGTTACATCGGCCTGGCCTATAACAAGGCTACGGCGGTCGAGGGCGACAACCCGGCAGATTATGCCTGGTCCTTGATCAAGGGCGGCGCCGGGGCGAAGGGTGACCCTGGAGTGGACGGCAAGACTACCTACACCTGGATTAAGTACGCGGACAATGCCGATGGCACCGGTCTGTACGACTCGCCGCGCGACAGCACCATGTACTTGGGCCTGGCCGTCAACAAAATCAGTGCTGTCCCCAGCACCAACAAGGCGGACTACGCCTGGTCGAAGTTTCGCGGCGGCCAGGGCGTGGCCGGTCCATCCGGCCAGCGCGGCACCGTGACGGTGACGGCGCCCGGCTATTCCACCTGGTCGGATGACTCGGCCGTGTATGAACTGGGCCACGCAGGCTATGGCGCTCCGATTAACCGCGACGTGGTGACCTTGTACGACGCCACGCATGCGGTGACGAAGTTCTTTGTCGATGGCGCTTGGCTGGAGGCCGGCATGGTGCTGAATGGCAACCTGCTGGTACCCGGCACGGTGGCTGCGGGGGCGTTGGCAGTCGACAACTTGGCGGCAATCACCGCGATTCTAGGGAATGTGAGGGCCGGCGATTTGTACGGAACGACGCTGCATGGAGGCGAGGGGTATCCAACCAATGCGTATAAGTTCCCGAGCAACGGCGGCCTGGGCTTTCATTTGAGTTCCGCAGGCTTGTTACTCGGGAACTATTCCCTTGGGAAATATATTGAGATGCGCAGTGATGGCTTTGTGGCTATGCCAGGATTGAAAATAGAAGGTGGACGGGCTACCTTTTCGGGCAACTTCGTCTCTGGCACAGCCCCAGGCTTTCGCATTGAGATGGGGCCGGATGATCCTGTATATGCCATGTGGGCCGGATCGGGTACCAAAACCGATACGAACGCCATTTTTTACCTGAAGAAATCGGGCGCGGGCTATTTTGGCGGTTCACTTTCGGCAGGCACGTTGCGCACCGCCGTTACAAATCCTTCGGTTGGGCCGAGCCAGCAAGTCGTATCAGGCCCGTTTGGGAGTAACGGAGGTGCTATTACGGTAATCGGCAGTATCGCATTTTCCTCTCAAGAGAGATCGTACAACCATAACTACAGCGCCGGCGCCGGGACTACTTCGTGCAGCTTCACTTTGTTTCGGAAATTGGGAAATGATCCTGAGGTGCAGATTCATACCTTCTACGCTGGCGGCTATAGCTATTTCGACAACTACAATACAACAGATGAGCTTTCGTCTGGAACCATTGCGGTAAATGGCTCGTTCACATTTGTTGATCCGGTCTCTAGTACCGCCCCTCGCACTTATAGGCTGGTATCAGCCTTGACCTATCAAGAACTGGTCCCTACGCGAAAAATTGCTGGAGGAACTGGTTTTGCAGGTGGCGATGTTTCTCAGCGCCTGACGATTGTGACAACCGAATAGGAATTGCATGGCCAACCTACGCATCATCTATGACAACGCGGCCGACCGCGCAACACTGACGGCCAGCACCACTGCCGGTACGCTGGGCGTGACCAACCTGCAAAACAACCGCAAGGGCCGCCCCTGGCGCGCCACCGGTACCACGGCGCGCCTGGGCGCCACCTGGGCCGCGCCCGAGCGCATCGGCGGGGTGTTCCTGCCATTCTGCAACCTGTCGCCGACGGCGACGATGCGCGTGCGCGTGTCGAATGAGCCGGCAGTCCAGAACCAGCTGACATTCTCCGACCATTTCATGAACCCTGCGTTTTGGCAAATATCGGGCGTGTCCATCGTTTCCAATATTGCCGGTACACCAGAGGGCAGCACAGGTGCAGCTAAGGTTGTGGAAGGCACAGGCAATACCCTGCATGAGCTGTATCGGCCGTTCGCCGCAGTTGCGGCGCGCCGGACGACGGTATCAATCTGCGTCAAGGCTGCCGGACGTAGCAAGGTGCGCCTGGGGCAGATCACTGGAGGATATGCGGTTGGCGCCTCCGCGATCTTTGACCTTTTGGCAGGTACGGTTAGTGCCGTTTCTCATTACGGAGGGATGACGGGCGCCCTGGCGAGCATCGTGCCACTGGGCGACGGATGGTATCGCTGCGCGATTGACCTGGTCACATCGGTGGATGGCACCTGGTATCTCGCGCTCGATACTGTGACGGGAACGAACACGGTGACCTACCAGGGGGACGGAGTAAGCGGGGTCTATGTCACGCATGCACAGGTCGAGGCCGGAAGCCTGTCCTCTTATTATCCAGCGACGGTGAATTTCACGGGACGCACGTCGACGGGCACATTTATTGGCAACAACGGCCTGATGCAGACCGCAGCAGCCAATGTGGCGAGGATGCAATACAACCCGTTGAATCTGTCAGCGCCACCGTTCCTGCTGATGGAGCCGGTGGCGACAAACATTTTCCCGTATTCGGAAGGTACAGCAGCGCAGGTCACAGGCAGCAACACATCAACCGCCGCAGTCAATATCCCAGGATTCTCCAACACGATTCAGTTTGGCGACAATAGTTTGGCGCGCTATTCGTATCGAAATAGCGGCCTTGGCGCCGGCACGACGGTTGGCTCGGTCTACACGCTGTCGGTTTTCATTGCGATGGACGACGGGGGCGTGCCGGTGATTGGAAACCAGAACAGCAACGGCGACTTCAGCTTTGTATTCGAGGGCAACGTCTTCATCACTGCGAACATTGCGCACGTCGGCAGCGGGCTTTATCGGGTTTCCCGTGCCGTTACTGCCACTACCCCTGGCGCCGCGAATAATGGCGTCGTCAAATACACGACACAGAGCGTACGCGGCTTCCGCGTCACTGGATACCAGCTGGAGCTCGGCGCATACCCATCGTCTTACATTCCAACAACTTCCGCCGCTGCCGGAGCCACGCGCGCTGCCGATATTGCAACTTCCGCCCTTGCCACCCGGCCGGCTGGCTACATCGACACGTGGCAGTCCTACGATTACGACAGCGGCGTGGTGCCAGCGTGCCCAGCCGCTGTGGTGGTGGTCGATGGCTTCACACCGCTGCAGGCAGCCAGCGCTTACGCCAATGGCGGCGGCGCCTATGCGCGCCACTGGCTACCGGCGCAGACGATGGCGCTGGCCGTGGTGATTGACATCAAGGACCCAGCCAGCCTGCAAGGGTATGTCGAGGCTAGTCGCTTGGTGGCGGGTGCGTACTGGTCGCCCGCCAATAACCCGGACTATGGCGCATCGGTGACGATCATGGACGCCAGCACCCATGCCCGGACCGACGCTGGCGATTTGTGGACCGACGTCGGCACGCGTGCGCGCAAGATGCCCTTGCAGCTGAGCGCGCTTCCGGCGGCCGACCGCACGGCGCTGCTCGGCATCGTGCGTCGAAATGGCATGTCCGGCGCCATGCTGGTCAGCCTGTTTCCTGAATCGGCCGACCTGGAGCTGGAACGTGACCACACCATCTTCGGCAAGCTGTCGTCGGTCTCGGCGATGAGCATTCCGTACTACGAAAACTACGCTATGCCGCTGGAGATCGAGGAGCTTTAACCGCTGTACCGCTTGCATCACCACAAACCCGCTTCGGCGGGTTTTTTCATTTCCACCATCAGAAAAATACTGTCTCACCTTTCCCTAGAAATGAGACAGCCATGCTCGTAATGTCAGCGCTAGCCGCTGCTCTAGAGCAATCCACCCACATACCCAACCCGAAAGGCCAATATGGCTGAACCTGCAAGCAGCACCGTCGGCATCGCAATCGCTGCCGGCACCATCACCCTGACCGGGTCCATCCTGGGCGTGCAGTATGACGCGCTGCTGGCCGGCCTGGCTGGCGGTCTAGTCTCGCTGTCCTACCTGCCGCCCATGCGCGGACCGCAGATCGCCGGCAGCGTGATCGGCTCCTCGCTGATCGCCGGCTGGTTCGCGCCGGTGGCCAGCGTCACTGCAGCCAATTATTTCCCATTCCTGTCGAGCGCCGGCGAATCGGGTATTCGCATCGCAGCCGCAGCCGGCCTGGGCCTGTGCGCCCAGGTCATCATCCCGGCCGCATTCGCCTGGCTGCGCAAGAAAGGAGACGTGCCATGAACATTTTGTATTCGATCGACATGGCGGCGGCGGCCATCGTGCTGGCGCGAGGGCTGTTCGTCGAGCTCAATCACATGCGGCCTGGCACGGGCAGTCCTATCCGCATCACGTGGATAGCGCTCACGGCCGGTGCCGCCGCCGTGCTGCTGTTCGGCGTGACACCGGCCTGGCCTGAGGTGCTGCTCCATTGTGGCATCGCTGCGCTAGTCTGCGTCGACCGGCGCTCATCGTTCTGGAAGGTATCGTCATGCAACTGAGTAAAAATTTCTCGCTTGCCGAACTGGTCGGCTCGCAGGTGGCCACCCGCAAGGGCATCGACAACGCGCCGGAGCCCGCCATCGTCGCCAACCTCACGCGCTTGGCCGCGCTGCTGGAGCAAGTGCGCGCGCTGGTCGGTGCGCCCATCGCCATTTCCAGCGGCTACCGCTCGCCGGCGCTGAACAAGGCCGTGGGCGGCGCGTCTAATAGCGCCCACGTGCTGGGCCTGGCCGCCGATATCAGCACAACCAAGCTGGCGCCCAAGGCGCTAGCTCTGCTGATCCGGCAAAGCGATATCGCCTTCGACCAGCTGATCTACGAGGGCACGTGGGTTCACATCGCGCTGTCGGCCGGCGCGCCACGGCGCCAGGTGCTGACTGCCAAGTTTGCAGGCGGCGGCGTCAGCTACGTGACGGGTATCGTATGAGCGCCCTGGGCACGCTGGCGGGTGGCGCTGTCGGCGGTATCTGGAAGGCGGCGGCTATCGCACTGGCTGCCGTGCTGCTGGTGGTGGCCAGCTCCACTGGCACCGGCTGGTGGCTGGCCGCCGGCGACCGTGACACCGCGCGCGCTGCGCTGGTGCTGGAGCAGCGCGTCAGCGCTGAGCTGCGCGCGTCGATCACCGAGCAAAACCGCGCCATCGATGGGATGGCCAAGGCAACCCTGGAGGCACAGGAGCGCGGCGCGGCGGCACAGGCGGCCGCCGCTACCAAGGGTAGGAAGTATGACGCGGCCCTGGTGCAGATCACGGGCGCGCGCGCCAAAACCTGCGACGAGGCCATGCCGGCCGTCAGGCTGCTGCTGGAGGGCGTGCGATGAAATGGATGCTTGTATTGGTGCTGGCCGGCTGCGGTAGCGCGCCGTTGGCGCCGCAGCGGGTCGAAGTTCCAGTCTTCACGCCATGTGTAAAGGTGGTGCCTCAGCGCCCCGTCTACGAATTCGACAGGCTGCCCCCTGCGGCCACAGATGGCGAGATCATCCTAGCGCTGGCGCGAGACTGGCCGCGCGGGCGCGCGTACGAGGCGAAGCTGGAGGCGATTATTGCTGGGTGTCTCTAATAGGCAAATACTGCCTTATTTTTTCATCGTGACGCTTTTTTAGAAATGCAATATGATCCCAGCCGTGCGGAGGGGATTCTGGTTTGCCCAAGTCATAGTCACTTCGAATTTTTGACGCTAGTTGGGCTGCTCTATATCCACATAATCCCGCTTGGGCGCTTGGTTCATTTGTACCTTCATTCGCCAAGTCCAGTTCGATGGCAAAGGAAATTGCCGCATCAGCATCTCGTATTTCGTTTTCGAAAGAGAGGACCTTATTTACAATGCTCAGTGGAAATAGACGCCACTCAACTTCAGGAAGTTTTAGTGATGGCATTGCATTGAATGGGGCTCCGGCGGTTCCCTGTGAAGCGTCATAATTAGATTGGTTGCTGATTGAATCCGCACAATCGATAGAGAAACGTTCAAGCGATAGACACAATATTAGTCCCTGATATTTGGTTTTTTCATGCCTGTCCCCTCGCTCTCTATAAGCAAGTGCTAATTGATTCAAAAAAAATGTAATTACGGCTGCACTAGTAGAGAACGACAATATTTGTATGAAATTCATATGGTGCGTATATATGGGTGATCTTGATTTGTTTTAGGAGGGCTGCTTTTTTGTGTATGTCGAAAAATTATATGCCATATATTCTTAATTTTCCGGATATTATTTTGCCGCAATCACATCTTCTGTTTTTTATGAGTTGATAATTTTAACTTGCCTCGTTGATGCATAAATTCGTAGATTTTCCCATTCCAATATTTCGAATTTTCCAAAATAAAATTCATGCCTTCGTCAAAGTCATATTTGCATCTATCTCGCATATCATTATTTAAATTAGGACCGCCACATTTTTCAATGTGCATGCTAAATAACATGCAACTGGTTTCTGGTTTTTCATCCAGAATTACTGCATCCCTAAGAATCTCACATATACTATATTTCTTTTGTGATTCTATCGCAACAAGCATTTCCAAATCATCTATGGTGATGTAGTAAATGTTTTTTATCGGTATCGGTATATGACCAAATTTTTCAATAATTTCCTTTGATAAATCTGGGTATATCAGTTCTTCAATCCGAATGCCAGAAGAAATATAATGATCCTGATGTACGACTATTAGCAGGAAATTCTCACTAGGGCCAAACATTTTTCCCTGTGTAAGCGCATGGCAACATTCCTGCCCTTGGAATATTGCCTTGATGTAACTTGCTTCTAGGCTTCTTTTTAAAACATCAGGGTCATGTGACGTGGATACCAAAGCATTTGGTTCAATTGCTTTCGAATCTAAGTAAATTTTCGCATCCTCATTAATGATGAAATCTACAATTTTTGCTTTTTTCCCCATTCGCTTATACATGTCACCAATTTCTTTTTCGGTAAAATGTGAAAGATTATGCTTGGTAAATAATTCAGCCACATAGTTTTCCATGGTTATTCCGAAATTATCTTTAAAGTAAATGTCTTTTGATTTTAATAATCTTGAGGTGAAGTCCGACATGGAGCGAAGAAATAAATCTTTATCAATAAATGAGATTGTATTTTCATTGATTAGAAGTGGTTTATTTATCAGTGGGGTTTCGGAAAAGTATTCCCATAATGGATGTTCAGGTAATTCAAATTTTTTTAGATACTCGGGTATATCTTCGGGTCTTAAGGAAAGCAATTTCATCGTTGCGGCAATTTCTTCGATGCTTATGCTCGGCGATAGTTGAATTATCAAAGTGCTAAAATCAATATTTTCTATATTTCTCCCTGGCGGTATCGCGCACGCCGCAAGGTAAAATATGATTGAATAAAAATTATTAAGTGAGACTCCAGTGATTTCTTGGAATATTTTATTGTAATGATTGTCTTCTTTACTTGCGAACCAATATTTTTGCCTGCTTAGTGTTATTAGGTGAGACTGATAGTTTTTTTGGGGTATGGTTTGTTGCATTAACATAACCCTTAATTTTAGCCAAAATCCTTCATCCGGTTTTAAGTCGACGGCTAAATGTTGAATTTTATAAATCTGATTAGCTAATTTTGAGAATTCTTTACCGGTGATTTTTGTTTTAGTGCCTCCAGTGGATAGCATGCTCCATTTTATTAGTAGGTAAATTATGTGTGGCATCGCTCTTGCACGTTCGTCACGTCCATCTTCTATCCTGGAGAGGTAACCTATAGACTCATCAAGTATTGAGTCTTTTGAGTATTTATCAATTTCCGATATTATTTTTTTTACTGATTTTTCGTATGTCATAAATGTAATTTATTGGGTGAATATTTCTATTGTATTTTTAATTATTATAGTTTTTTAACTTAAGGTTTTTAATATTTTGTTTGCAGATTAATTTTTTAATTATTGAAGGATCTTTAGGGTGATAGCGTAATTGCGAAAATTAGTTATCTAAGATATTATCATTGAATGTGCGCCAACCACACCCCCAGCAGTAATAAGCAGATCGAGGACCCATTCGGCGCTAGATCGCCTCAACTTGATTTGCCGCCAGAGACATGGCCCGGCTACAGGGCGCCAATCCTGCGAGACTCGCATGAAGCGCCCGGTGAATTAGAAATCGCCCCGGCTATGTTCGGCATGGCTCCCCACTGGGCCGACGTCAAGCTGGCCCGCCAGATCTACAATACCCGCACGGAGACGGTGGCCAGCAAGCCGACCTTCTGCAGCGCCTGGAGGCGCAAGCAGTTCTGCATCATCCCGGCCGCCAATTTCTTCGAACCCAATTATGAAACCGGCAAGCCCGTGTGCTGACGGTGGACCGGTGGCCCTTGCCGGCGCCTGCATGCCAGCGGAGCAGGCTCTTCTAGTTACAAATTTTGCCTTCTGGTTTTCAATGCCCACGAATATACTGTGTTTATATACAGTTATTTGGTGTTGTTGCTATGAAAGTAAGAGTGGTTCTGATGCGGAAGGCTGGTGTGGCCGTCGAGCGCCGCATGCTGAGCGACCGATACACCGTCAAGCACTACGGGATGCTGGTCATCATGGACGTAACCGACCAGGGGCTACGGCGTCCTGTGAAGGTGGCACGGCTTACGCAGCCTGGCAGGCCGGGCCCTTATATGGAACTGCTCGATCCGCACATCGTGTGGGCGAACGATGGCAAATTCACTTTGGCCGGCTTCGAGCGGACAACGAATGCGGAGGGCAAGGTGGTCGAGTTTGCGCAGTCGTGGCTTTGCGCTCTGGATTTGGCCTTGCCAGAGCTTGAAGCCGATACCAGGAACGTTCGACCGATGCGGTCATGA